TGTGTTTTAGATTACTTGTATATGGGAACAGATAGAAGAGGAATTGTTAGATTTACAATAGACAATATGATAAAACAATGTAAATTTAAAATAAGGACTGGAGAAAAAGAATCAGTATCTCAGTTTAAAAAGATATTACATATGTTACAAAGAGAATCTTTTATACAAACATTATTCGATGAAGAGGATATTGCAGGTAGTCCGTTAATAGAGAGTTATAAACTCAAAGATTTGATTATATGTTCGCTGACAATAGATTTTGCTAATAAATTTGTCATATTAGAAAAAGAAGAAAAAGACAGAATATATGGTTATAATGAGGAAAAGTTAAGTCATTTGAAACTTCTTTTATATTATTGCTATTTGAAATGCAGAATGTATAAACGTCCAATTGGTGATCAAATGGTTGTATCTGGTGGTAGGGCTGAAATAGCATATCCAACATTTGAAATAATAAATAAAGATTTAGGTCTTACTGATGATACAATTGACAAATATAATAAAATATTAGTTGATTTGAATATGATAAGATATAAATCAGCAGGTAATTGGTATTATAAAGATGATCCTAATAAGATAGTAAGAGAAAGTTGTAATATTTATACTTTATTTACAGATGAAGAAACAGCAAACCTAAATCTCAAAGAGGGTATTAAATATTATAAGAAACTTGATAGAAATAGCAATAAGATATTCACTGGAAGTAAGGCTTACAAAAATAATAATAAAGTGTTAAATGGTGAATTAGGGTCTATTATCAAGAAAGAGAAAAAGGGTACAGCGACAGAAAAAGATATGATTAGGAAGAATGAATTATTATATTGGATTAATGCTAATGATGAACAACATGGCATTCGAGCTTTATTGGATTCTAATCCTGATACATTGCTTTCTGATATTTATTATGGATTTAATAGTGATGAAAAAGCAGAAAAGTATTATAACTTAGAACACTCATTAGGACTTCTTGATACTGGTAAGGAATTTGGAATTGATTTTACATATTATAAATGGATAATGATGAATTACGATAAAGATGAGCATAATAAATTTGTACATTGTGTTGACAATAAAAAGAGAGCTGGATTAAAGATTGAGGATGTAATATATTTTGCGGATCAAACACCAAAACATAAAGGATTTGGTTTACAAAATAAGAAAAAAGTTATAGAGAGAAAACCAGTTATATTCGAGGATATGTTTGAAAATGATGAACCATATGAAGAAGAAGAATATATAATGACTGAAGATGATATTCAGGCAATGCATGAGATTGAGGAATTAAATCGTGTAATGATACCTGATGAGGTGTTGAGAATAATTGAGCAACAAGAGAATGAAGAAGACTATGATTATGAAGACGATGAAGATTTATTTAGTTAGAAATTAGTGAATATAGGGGCGGTTATTCCGTCCCTATAAAAAAGAGGTGATATTATATGAATATGGATGAAGTATATAATAAATTAGGTTATAAGAATCGTATGGATTATATTGTGAGTATGAGTAAGATAATGAATTCGTGCTTAGAAAAAGATATTAAAAGATGTGATAATGATAAATTTGATAAGTTTATGCTTTTTCTATCAACTAATGAAGAATTTGAAATTATTCCATTAAGTGAAATATTAAAATAAGGAGTGATAAACAATAATGAGTAATCAATTTTTAATAAGTACAATTATAATTTCATTTGTATTAGGAAGTATTTTATTTTTCACGAAACTTGGATTAAAATATGACAAACAGATGATTAAGGAGGACAAAACAAATGATAGGAATTAAAAGAAAATATATAAACATCAAATGGGATAAAATGCAAATTAATAACAATAAAATAAATGCTAATCATGTACATTGTATGAAAGAAAAATGGAATATATTTAGGGACGACTGGGCACAAGGTTTTGATTCAGATTGTTTCGGACATTGTAGTGAATATGATAAATGTAAAGAGGCTTTTTATGATAAACAATATCATGGAGAAAATCATTGTAAATTAATTGTTGTGCCAATGCCATTTGATAAAATTGATTGGCATGATAATAAAATTGAGATTGTGGAGGATAAAAGTTAATGAATGATGCAGATAAAGCTAATTTAACCGATAGTTTGAACTTATTATTGGATTTAGTAATACATTTAAAATATAATAATATTGAACATGCAAATAGGAGAGTAAAGGAATTTGGTTATATAGCATATCCTGAACGAATAATGAAATTATTAGAATTTGTTGCTAAACAATAAAATACTAGGAAATGTATGATTCGAGGGATAAATAATTAAAATAAAGAGGAGTGTTTAATCAATGGATTATAATAAAGAATTACAACGAATAAAACAAAAAGAACAAGAATTGATCAACGATGCTAAAGTTATGGGATATAGTCGTATTAATGGTCAATTTATTAAGGATAAAATTATTCCAGTAATAGAGATTTATGCATATGGAGAAACAACTTATGAATCATATGGTACATTTATGGTCTTCAAAAAGACCATATCTTTAACCAAAGAACAACTTACAGAAATACAAAGCATACAACAAACTAAGGAAGATATTATTAATGATTTTATCTATGATGATGGAATATTAACAAAAATAGATGGATTAGATAATTTTTATGATATGTTAGAATGGCATGGGATATTAGATCCAGAAAATATTGAAAGAATAGTTGAAGATTTAGAAGATGAATATCCAAGTTTACAAGATGGATGTAGTTTATATTTAGAGTTTTTCTTTGAATTAGGAGAAGGGCTAAGAGGATATATTAGTGTTTATGATATGCCATCAGATGAATTAGAAAAACAAGATAATATAGATTTGACTTTAAATAAATATCTTACTAGTAATTAAAGGAGGATAACTATGGTTTTAATTGGTGAAGGTTCAGGAAGAAAAGTTTATGATTTGGGAAATGGTTATGTCTTAAAAGAACCATATAGTGAAACTGGATTACAGCAAAATAAAACTGAATTACATGTTTACGAAAATGCAATTTCCGTTAGAGAATATTTATGCCCAACGTTTAAAAATAAAGGCAATTGTAACAAGATGCAAAAAGTAGATTTAATAACTGTGGAAGAATTCAACATAATGAAAACTAATCCAGCAATTATTGAAGTTATTAAATATTTATATGAAAACTTTGATTTAAATGATGATATCGATCATTTTAGGTCTTGGGGAAAGATTAACGGGAAATATGTTTTGTTGGATTATGGATATACGAACGAATTATTCAATGAAATAATGTGGAAATATACTAATGATATTCAATATTTACGATAGCTTAAAAGTTCTGTTTTAAGGCATGTTTAAGGAGGTAATTAATTTGGATAAATATAAGGTTTATTATTCTTTCCTATGGGATAATAAATCAGAGTGGGTAGATACATATCAATATATTAATGCGTTAGATGAAAATGATGCTATGAATAAAACAAAAATACATTGGGTAATCAAGGATTATATATGTTGATAGTTATAAGAGCTAATAAAACAATGAGATAAAAGTCAATTTTCGAAGCTAATATTAAGAATAGAAAAGAGGGTTTATTTATGGACAAGAATCAAGAAATACAAGTTATCCAAACTAATCATCAAATTAAATTTCATATGTATGACATTAATAAAGTTGTTGCTTTTAATAGGTATATGTGTTCAGCTTATTTTCTTCCTGCTTGTTTAGAGCGAGACACATACAAAGGTGAATGTGCAGACAAACCAAAGGAAGATTGTAAGTATTGTAAAAATAAAAGTAAATTAGAAGAATTATTAGTTGATGGATTTTATGTTGATGATGGTGATTATATTGCATATTTGCAAATTGGTATCAGAGTACCCGTAAAAAGAGAAGTATATGATAATTGGAGAATTAGTATTGAAAGAGAATACGAAGATTTAAGTTAATAATAGTTCAGTTTTATTTGGTGAAAGGAGTAAATATGATTAGAAAATTAAAAGAAAAACTTAATAAGGCATCAATAATTTTTGGTTATATGATAATAGCTTTAGTTGATTGGATATTAAAGAAACTAAGAATTATAAAATAGAAAGAAGGATTTATTAATGAGAGATATTAGATTTAGAGCATGGGCAGAGCATACAATAGACAATAGGTGGAATTATGCATGGGATAAATCTGAAGAAGAATTTTCTAAGTTAGAGCCATATAAACATTCCGAGGAATGGGAAATGTGGTATCAAAATAAAGAAGACTATAGAGATCAATTATTAGTAGAATTTGATAAGCAATCTATAGTTGACAGATACACAAACGAAAAAGTTATGATTACAGATTTTAAAATTAATGGAAAAATACAAAGACCATATGGGTATGAGATTATTGATGTTATGCAATATACAGGTTTAAAAGATAAAGGAAATAAAGGAAAGGAAATATTTGAAGGTGATGTAGTTATCGCCACGACTGAAGAAGGTGAAGGTATCCAAGGTTATATAGAATATATAGATTGTGCATGGATGGTAAATACAGATGGTATTACTGTATATGAGTTTTATAACTTGCGTTATCCATCAATAGTTGTAATTGGAAATATTTATGAGAATCCAGAGTTGTTAGAAAAATAGTTTCAATTCAAAGACAAATTTGCTAGGATATTAAAATAAAACAATAGAAAGAGGAAAATAATAAATGAATACAGATGTAATGTTTAGTAGTGAAACTGATATGTGGGCAACTCCTCAAGATTTCTTTAATAAGATGAGTGAAGAATTTGATTTTGAATTAGATGTTTGTGCGGTCAAAGAAAATGCAAAATGTGATAAATATTTTACTCCTGAAGATGATGGATTAAAACAAGAGTGGTTAGGTGTATGTTGGATGAATCCACCTTACGGGAGGGAAATAGGAAAATGGATTAAGAAAGCATATGAAACTTGCCACACACACACACACACTAATAGGAAGAATGTAGTAGTTTGTTTATTACCTGCAAGGACAGATACTAAATACTTTCATGAATACATATATGGCAAAGCTGAAATTAGATTTATCAAAGGTAGATTAAAGTTTGGAAATGCTAAAAATTCAGCTCCGTTTCCTAGTATGGTAGTTATTTTTAGGTCGAGTGATAAATAATACATAAATAATATTAAAATACGATCAAATCCAGATTTCCAAGTATAATAAAAAATAAAGAAAGTGGGAAAATAATATTAATATTTTAAGTTTGTTCGACGGGATTTCATGTGGTCATGTAGCACTAGAAAGAGCAGGGATAAAAGTAGATAAATATTACGCTTCAGAAATTGATAAATATGCAATTCAAATAGCACAAAAGAATTATCCAGATACATTACATATAGGTGACGTAAACGATATAGATTTTAATGAATACATAGAAAAAATTGACATGTTAATTGGTGGCAGCCCCTGCACGTTTTGGTCAATTTCCAAACAAAATAGGGAAGTAGATAAAGAAGGAATCGGATGGAAATTGTTTAGTAGATATATTGATGCATTGAAGACAGTAAAACCTAAATACTTTTTATATGAAAATGTTGCTAGTATGCCACAATCTATAAAATCATTTATATCAGAGGAATTTAGTTGTGAGCCAATTTTAATAAATTCCGCTTTAGTTTCAGCACAGAAAAGGAAAAGATTGTATTGGACTAATATACCAAATGTTCAACAACCAGAAGATAAAAATATACTATTACAAGACATATTAGAAGATGGTTATGTAGATAGAGATAAATCATTTTGTTTAGATGCTTGTTATTATAAAGGTGGAAATCTTAAGCAATATTTTGATAAAAGTAGAAGACAAATAGTTTTTAGAAGTTTAAAAGATTATAAATTTTGTAAAACAAATTATAAAAATATAAACATAAAAAGTGGTGAGGAATGGAGACATTTAACTCCTATAGAATGTGAGCGATTACAGGGTTTGGAAGATAATTATACTGATGGAGTTAGTAATACTCAGCGTTATAAAATGATAGGTAATGGGTGGAATGTAGATACCATTGTACATATTCTCAAAAACATTACATAATCAATAAATAATTTTTTATATATACTACTTGATATTATCTATTGAGTAGTATATAATTGGTTTAGAAAGTAAATCAAAAGGGAAGTGAGTATCCCATATGAAATTTCTAGATAGCATAGACACCGAAATTGAATATCATAATGCAAAACCATTTTGTGTTGATATGTGGTATAATCGCTCTGAAAGATCGTGGGTTATACAAGTCAAAGATGAAGACAATTATCAGATTGGTGATTCAGTTTATGTAAGAACTAAACTTGAAGCATTAAATCAAGTTAAATATTGGTGTGAGAAATATGGAGTTCCATTAATTTAGACTTAAAATTATATTTTTAAGCTATTTTTAGAAGGAGGTTGCATACATGGAAGAAGTAACTCTAACAAAAGAACAGTTATTAATGAAATCAGAAGGAGTTAAAGATTGTGTAAAGTGGTTAGAAAAGAAACTAAAAGGCGAAAAGAACGAGCTTGAAAATGACAATAAGAATTATGACACTTGGGGAATGTTTGATGATTGTGGACCATCGTATCATAATGCTGTCGTTGAAAGAGAGGCTAGGATGGAATCATTGGTAGAAGCAAAAGTTGGTTTAGAAAAATATATGAGAAAGTTAAGACATATGGCTAATGAAGTATAGAGGAGATAGAAAGAAAGGTGTATATAATGGAAACAATTAGACAAACAATTCTAATTAATAAACCTAAAATTCTTGACAATAAAGAACATTCATTTTATGATTGGGGAAATTATATCAAAGAATATGTTGAAGTATTAGATAAACAACTTTGCGAACTATTTTCTAATGCTTTTAAATATTTCTGTGATAAAGAGAATAAATTAGTTGGAATAGATAGCTGGTTAGAGAATCATATTAGACCAAACAAACAATTGTATATTTATGATTTCTGGGAAATGGAAAATATCGAAGAATTTAGTTTTGGATTTCATTCAACTAGAGGTAAGGATATCGGTAGATTAGTTGTAGATATTAAATGGATGTAAATATTTTGAATATTAAGGAGGTTGATATTATGCATGGAATTTGTAAAGAGTGTGGATTTGAGGGAGATTGTATCAGTGCGGAAAATGATTTATGCGCCGAATGTGATGAAGATATTAGACAATGTGAAATTTGTAAATTCCCATGTCGCACACTTCAAAGGATTCCATTATTTTAATCCAGAGGATTTTAGTTCGTATGAAGAATCTAAGTATCTAGTAGCATATTTAATTCAGCAAAACAAAATATTTATTGTTGGTGTTGTAAAATATTCTGTTTATGGTTCTGAATACCAATACCAAGGATAGATATTCAAGAATCATATAAAGGGCAAGGTGTATCTAGATTATTGATCTCAGAGTTCAATAAATATCTTGATGTTAGTATGATTCTAAAACTTTCATCACTATCTAAAGAAGGAAAACAATGTAATTTAGATCAATTATTCAAAAGGTTAATTTATAAAGTTAAAGTTTATAATAGTGATGAATCTATAGTAAAATCATAATATAGAAAAGGTAATCAAATGAAAGAGTTAGATAATTTATGCATGTTCTGCGGTCAATCTATGGTTACAGATGAGGGCAACCTTTACTGTGTGGAGCATAATAAAATTGTAATGGAAGATGAAACTTGCGAAGAATTTAATTAGGAAGAGAGTGAGTACATAATGAAAATTAGCGAAGCATATTTCATAAACCAATGTTTAGAAAGCAATGAATGCACACTTGAAGAATTTCATGATTATTTTGAAATATTTCCTTGTGATTGTGAATATGAGAATTGTGAAGGATGGCAAACAATCTTAAAGAAAGATGCGGTTAAAAGATTTTACGAAAGAAGTATTGGGAAATTATAGCTCGAAATGATGTTTTTATTTGCTTATTATAAAAAAATTAAAGGAGTGAGTTTATTTTATGAAATTGATAGCTTTTGATTTTGAATATGTTTTAGATGGAGCAGAAAAATATGACACAAAAACAATGTCAGATGAAGTTAAAGAAAAACTTAAACCATATGTCTTGTATTTTAGGGAAGATGACAGCATAGGAATTTGTTATAAAGATCAAAAGGAAAACATAGTTAAAGTATTAAAGGAATATGGAGAAGTTAAATCGGTTGGAGAATTTCTTGATTTATATACATTTTTTAATATTGAGGACTATGGTTGGGACAATGTAATTTTAGGTAACTATGAACTTGATGCAGATGAAATTTGGAACGAATTTGCTAAATTACTTAAAAAGAATGAGAAATTATTAATTGAAGCAGGAGACAACTTTGAAAATGAGTGGCATAAACTTGAAAAGTAGCAATAAGAAATGTTTTTGATAAGATAATTGCAGATGTTAAGAAAGAGATAGAAGATGCGGAAAAAGATTTAGAAAGTAGTGTTGGGATGTATAGGATTACTAAGGAAATATTATTAAATATTTTGATGAAATAATATCCGATAAATCAAAAGACTTATCGGAAATTGAGGAGGATTAATACAATATGAAAGTTTCAGAATTAATAGCATATTTAAGTAAATGCAATAAAAATTTAGATGTTGTTGTTTTAACTAATAATAATGATATGACATTTGGTAGAAGTCCACATACTAATGTTATATCTGCAAGTACAGGCATAGATTGGGATCAAGGGTTATTATTACTAACAACTGAAGTTGAAATTATTGAAGAAATAACTGAATATACTGAGAAAAAGAAATATGTTATCAAAATAGAGAATGAAGATAAGTTTTTAATGAAAGGATGGACTCAAGAAGAAGCATATTGTTCTTTATTTGAAGATGCATTATTAATGACACTATCGGAAGCAAAAGAAGTGTTAGATTTTGAAGAAACAATTTTTGAAGCGATATATGAAAATGGTGAGATTAAATTGGTGAAAGTGATGGTGGATTGATATTTCAAGCGTACACGAATCACTTATACCAAAGGGTTCTAAAAACTCAGATTAGCATGAAGTAGATATTTCTTGGGAATTGAAAGGAGATAAAAATAAATGAATTTATATATAATTGAATTTAAACATTATGCTCCAAATGATAGTGTAAAAGGCATTAAGGGTTATATAGTAGCTAGAAATGATGAAGAGGTTTATGAATTTATAAAATCAGAACCAGAAATGCTTGGAGAAACAATGTATAATTCTTACGCAGATAAAGAAAATGATGGTGAAGAAACTGATATCTATGATGACGATGATAATGTAATTGGAACTAAGACGTTTAAAGATAGAATTATTGAATGCCATGGTGATATGTATGATGAATATTCAGAAGTTAGCGACTTATATTATGGTGCTACTCAATATGGATGGACTTGTGTAATTAAGGATATTACAAGTCACGATACAGAAGGATTAAGATATTTAGGAATTTTACAAAATTAATATAACCACTTCAATCAACCAATTTAATCATAAAGGAGACAAACAAAATGAAAATTAATCCACATATCAAAGAAGATCCAGACACATTCATTGCAAACAACATGGATTTAGCTCACAAAATTGCATGGAGATTTATTCCCAAATTATATAATCAAGGACTTGAAAAAGATGATGTCATAAGTATTGCAACCATAGGATTAATAAAAGCATATGAAAAATTTAATCCTGCTAAATTTAAAGGTGAAAATGGAAGTGATATTAAATTCAGTACATACGCTGTTCCATTGATTACTAGTGAAATTCATAATAATATCCGTGATCATTATGATTTAATATCCATTCCTAGACCAATGAAAGAAACTAGTGCAAAAATAAGAAAAGCAGGATATAATAGAGAATATAATCCGGTAGAGATTTCTGAGAAATTAAATATTCCTTTAAAATTAGTTAAATCAGGAATGGAAATATTAGATTCAGGGTGGCTCGATAGTTTAGACAGAAGTGTTAGTTTTAAAGAGTCAAAAGGAAGTGCTTTAGGAACACTAATTGTAGGTACTACTAGTAATGACTTAGATAATGAAATAATTATCAATGATTTTTTAAGTTTATTAGATAATAAAATGTTGGAAGTTTACAAGTATAGGTTTTTACATGGTATGAGTCAGAGGGAGGCTGGTGAAGTAATTGGAATTGGTCAAGTTAGCGTAAGTAGAATTGAGAAGAAGATATTTCAATTAGCTGAGATGTATTGTGGAGATATAGCGTGTTAAGTTGAATTTAGTTGTAGAAAAATGGAATAAATGGTAGTATAATATTAGCATGAGAGGTGTAAAATCATGCAAGATATTATCAATGCTATTAAAATTTCAACTAATCCCAATGAAGTAAAGCAAATTCTAAAATCATTAAAAATTAAAGACGTTATTAAGGTTGCAAAATGTTTAGGTATTTTTATTAGAGGCAATGAGAACAAAACTGAGATAATTAATAATATTATTTTAGGGATTATGAAATAGAAGGGAGAGTGAATTTAATGTTATTTTCTGTTTTTGCAAAAGATTTTATCCATGGTACTGTAGTGCAACATAATATGACTGCAGAAGAAGTTATCCAATTATTCTTAGACTGGAATGATGGGAAGGATATTGTAGTTAAGAATACAGTCATAAAGAATATTAGCATTGAAACAATTAGTGTTAAAGAAACTGGAAGGAATGATTAAAATGGGTGTTCAATGCAAAGGATGTTGTATGTTAATAAGTTCAAAATGTACTAGAATTAATGGTTGTTGGATGCAGAAAGGGGAAGGTGAATATTGAGCCAGATATATGTAAAAGTTATTCTCACAAATGAATCTGGTCAATGGTTATGGGTAGTACAAGATATTGAGACAAAAGAATCATTTAAAGAATTTTATACTTATCTAGAAGTAGAAAAATATTGTAATGACAATGGATATGAGATTAAACTTTTTGGTAAAAATACTAAGAATGGTAAATGTAAAAATAAAATTTATTAAAGTGGTTGACTTATTGATTGATGATATGGTAGAATAGGGTAAGAGAAATTTTGAGAGGTGGAATAAATTATGGAAAAGAGAAAAGTTAAATTTACTATGGTGGTCACTAGGGAGTATGAGATTGATTTAGCCGATTATCAAAATATGGGCAGTGAAAAACATCCAATGCCTCCTTGTCAAACGATTGAAGAAGCATCTAAATTTGATTGTGAATGTATTGCGGAAGATCCATTTGCTTTTATTGATGATAAAAATACTGAAATTAAGGTTACGTTTGAGGTATTACCGGAATAGAGAGGTGGAATTATTAATGGATGCTAATGAAAAATACTATGAATTTCTTTATAATCTTAGAGAAAGTGGAGTAACCAATATGTTTGGAGCAACACCTTATTTAATAGAAGCATTTTCTGATTTATCACAGGTTGAAGCAAGGGAAATATTGAGAAGTTGGATGAAAACATTTTCAGATAGGTATCCAGTGTGATTCCTTTGAAGATAGATTTTTGTTAGTTTAGAAATTTAAGCATAAGTGATCATATCGAAGTATTAAGGAGGAAGAAATATGAAAGATAAATTATTAAACACCTTTTCAACTGAAAGTAATGGCGAAATTATTAGAGTTAATATTTTACAGACTGATAAAGGTATTGTCTTTGATATTGTCGGGAAAACAATGGATGTATTTATTAACGGAGAAGAATTTTACAGTAAATATGATAAAGAAGAGTATAAATATATTCCATCTCATTTAAGAAGTTTTGTAGAAGAAAATATTTGTTCTTGTGGAGATGGACTAGTAAAAGAAGGATCAGAAATTAAATGTGATTTAGAATTGGAAGGGAGAGAATACTTTTTAACAATTCCAACTAAAAGAGCAAAGAAAAACAATCTCACATTAAATGATTGGCTTATTGATTATGAGATGTTAGTAGATGATGGAAAGATAACAGACAAAGAAAAAGAAAAGTTAAAATATGATGAATTCTTAAACAATGTAAAAACTTATGGTTATGAAATGCGTTTAGGTAGTGGTGGAAACGATTATGATAATTGGTTTCTCTTGTCTATACCTATCAATGATTTTGATTTAGAAAAAGTTAAGATATGTTTGAAGTTGTGGCAAGGTTATAACCAGTATTTAATTGATACTTATTTGGATGGCAAGTATTAAATCCTTTAAATATTAAGTTTTAATTATTTTAGAAAGAAGGTTTTAAAAATGGCAAAAGTAACAAAACCAAAAGTCCCAAAACAAACTCTTGAAGAACAAGCAAAGCAACAAAAGGAGTTTGAACTAAAACAACTTGTAGAAAGACTTCATTTGATACCAAAACCTACATACAAATTCAATGTAGGAGATAGGGTTGAAATAGGCAATCTGAAAGATGTTTATGTGTTTGATGTTATTAATGATGGGAAAATATACGAAATTGACTATACATCTATTGAGAACAATTACGGAAACCCCATTGCCCATTTGAATCAAAAAAGATATATATTTTGGTTTAACATTAGAAAATTTAAAGAACACCAAGATGACTCAATAGTTAAAAATACAGATATTAAACTAAATTATTTTCAAAGTAATATGAGTGATATATTTAGTAAAGCATATCATTTTGGAATTAATTTTGAACCAGAATATCAACGTGAATTTGTTTGGGATTTAGAGGATAAGGTTTCTCTAATTGATTCAATTTTCAGCAATGTAGATATAGGAAAGTTTACATTCTTACATTATGATGATCAAAAATGGGCAGAAACATGTTTCGGTTATGAGATTGTAGATGGAAAACAAAGACTAAGAGCAATTCTAGATTTCTTTGAAGATAGGTTTGCTTATAAAGGAAAACTATTTAGCGAACTATCACATAGGGATAGAAATCATTTTAAAAATTATCCTGTCATGGAAGCTGAGCTTCATAATTTAACCAGAGAACAAATTCTCAGATATTTTATTATGCTCAATACTGGTGGACGTATTATGGCAAAAGAGCAAATTGATAAGGTTAGAGATATGATAGAAAACATTTAAAATTATTTATTTTAGGGAAGGGTGTTTAAAATGAGAGTAATAGGATATTTGGATGGAAATGAAATATACAATAAAAATATACTCAATTTGAAGTAGAAAAATACGTTCAAGATGCTTTAAATTCATGGGATGATGCAGATGATGCAGGATTTATTGAAATAAAAATAGAAGATGATAATGGATATTTGTGGAGTCCGTAAGGGTAAAGTTAATTGTATTCTACATATAATTATGCTAAAATAATTATATTAGGTTTATATCCCAAAGGAGGAACTACATATGAACATATTTGTATTAGATTTAGACATCAAAAAGTGTGCTGAATATCATGCCAATATTCATGTGAATAAAATGCTGATTGAGGCAACGCAAATGTTATGCTCTGCATATTATTATACTAATGAATCTCATAAATCACCTTATAAATTAGCACACAAAAACCACCCATGCACCTTATGGGTAAGACAAAGTTTATCTAATTGGTTATGGTTAAGAGATTTAGGATTAGCATTATATGATGAATATCGTAATAGATATGGTAATAAAGATCATAAGTCTGGAGATGTTATATTGGCTTTAGACGCTCCAGATTTAATTGATAAGGGTTTAACCCCATTTGCTTTAGCAATGCCTTTAGAATACAGGAATGATGATGCTGTGAAGGCATATAGGGGTTATTATGTGGGTGAGAAGAAGGATATATTGAAGTATAAGGGTAGTGTGCCTGAGTGGTTAGAGGTTAGTTAGAAAAAGGGATAAGATTATGGCAAATAATAGTCTTTGTGTGTTGACTGAATTAAAGGAATTGTTAGAAAGATGATTGACCGCAATGTCTCAACTAGCAGATACTTATGAATCACATGATAATTTTGAAGAAACTAGATTAGAAAAGAAAAGACTTGAAGCAAAAAGAGATGCGTTAAAAATGGTTATTCAAAAAGTTATTGATTTAGAGAATGAGTAGTCTCAGAAATATGTGGATTTATAGAGAGGAGATTTTTAATTGAAAAGGTCTTGTAATAATTGTTTATGGGCTAATTGTAAAGATTATGGTAAACCAATTTTTCCGTGCCATGAATGGTTTAATGATACTTTAATAAAGTAAATTTAATTGGAGGTAAAATATGTTACGACATGAATACTATATTAGCGTTGAAAGACAAACTAATAAAGATACTTGGAAACATTTTTTAACACTTGATTCTGGAGAAGCAGAAACATTTGATAAAAATTATTGTATGTTGACTGGGTATGGTTGGAAAGATAAGTTTGCATTTAATCCTGATGGTAAAGCAATGTATATTAGTGCAGACGGTATTGAATATTCTGGTATTTGGTTTGAAACAAACAATAAGAAGATAGCTGTATTTAGTAGAGCATAAATCTCACTTCAATATATAGATTCGAATGGTTTAAATTAAAGAGAGAATGGCTTGAGTTTGTGTAGACTATTTTATGAAAGTGAATTATTTTTCTGTAATTTTAAGTGACAAGGAAGGAGAAAACATATGAAATTTCTAGTTAAAGTTAAAAATACAGACGATGAAATAATTGCAGGATTATTAAAATATGGAACTGTTGACGACATATTAATGGGGAACATCTGTTTAGTGAATGCCAATAAAAGTTCTTTTGATAAACTTAAATCCTGCTACGGAGTTTTAAGTGTGGATAAAGGTCTTAAAACTTTGAATAATAAAGTGGATGAATGGTTAGAGAGGGACAGTACATTAGAAATGTAAATTTAAAATGGGGGAAATTAAGATGAAAAAGACAAGAATTATTGAATATAAATATGATGAAGAGGATATTAAAGATATAAGGTTAAAATTAATGAATATTATGGATATGGTTTCTTATAAAGAATCTGAAAAGGAAATTATAGAAGATAAAATTCAAGAACTGATGAACGAATATTTTGATTTGTAAACTCCCTCGAAAATCTAGTTTTAATCCATAATTTAAAGAAGAAAGAGGTAAATATTTATGAATATATGTAAAATTATTAATGGACATTTTTCTTGGATTTTAGAAGTTGATGGACAATCAATATGTTTTCAAGGATGGCATAATGCAGAATATTTTAAGGTGCATTATGCTAAACTTGGATATAATGTAGAAAGAATTGATAGACATAATAATTTAGATTAAAACGAGGATTTGATCGGTAGGAGGTAAAAAATGATGGAATCATTAGTAAAAATTGGTGATAAAATTAAATTTAAAGATTGTGAAGAAACATCAATAGTAAAAAACAAATTTAAAAGTCTTGCCAATTGGGAAAAATATAATATAAATGGCATCGAGAATGCTTATTTTAATGCATTAAACACTTGTTATATTTATGGTGAATGTATTCTTGAATACGAAGTAATTAATATTGAATTTTATAATAATAATTATATTTATTATTTAGGTAAAGATAATTATCCTTTAATTACAGTGGATTTTGGAGATGGAAAATTATTATATCCTACAATTTTTGGCAATGAATTGATGCGGAAAATTTTAGATTTATATAATTTTCCAAATTATTAAAAGGAGTTGAAAGAATATAAATGACATTTGAACAATTAAAAATGTATGATAATTTTGTAATCGAAGAAGAACCAGATTCTATATTTTATAAAAGCGAAGATTGTTATGATAAATCAATAAATGCATATAAGATTAAAAATAAACAAAAACAAGATATTTATTGTATTTTAGAACCAGTTATATTTCCCAAAGATTATAAGGTTTTTCAAATTTAATACGATCAAACTAAGATTTAGAGGGAAAAGGAATGAGAATCTTATGACGGTATTTGTTTTACTAGAAATGAATAGTTATACTGACTATGAATTTTGTGGTGTATTTGCAACTAGAGCACAAGCACAAAAAAGATTTGATGAAATTGTAGAAGAAATTCCAAGACAAAGAGATAGTCTATATATTGAAGAATATATTATAGACTGATGAGGTAAGGAGGGGTAGAATTGTTAAAAGATAAAACAATAGAACCAAAATTCAATATAGGAAGATTACCATTATCAGGAAGAATAACTTTTATAAATAATGGAAATTCAGTATCAAGTATTAAAGAAGTTAGAATTAGAAGAGATGAAATTAATATTGACAATCCGTATTATTGGGATAAAGATGAATTTAAGTGGTATGGTGTTAAAGTTATTATTGATGATGCTCTTGAAGAGAGTCAAGTATATATTAAATTAATAGATAGTGGTATTGAGGAAGAAGGATTTACAACAACTGAATATTTTTATTATTTGATTAGAATTCTATATGTAGGATACTTGCGTTAAAACTTTGAATTTATTTTACTAGAAAGGAGTCGTATAAAATGAACAGAGAAGAAGCCGTAAATATTTTAATGGCATACGCTGTTTGTAATCTAGAAAATAGTAAGTTTACTTGTTTAGATTGCCCATTTAAAGCAGAATTACTTAAAACAGCATGTTGATTTTTGGTCTGCTCATACTGGTAATAAAGGTGGTATGAGAATCTATTGGAGTGCAAATATTGGATATTGGGCAACTTGATATCGTGAAACGTAGTGGAAATGATGGAGAGGGAGCATTAGAGGAAGATTTAGTATTGATTGTTGATAATAAATGAATGGATCATGAAGATGATAATGAATTTACACAAAAGATTATGAGTTTATTAGGAGAAATGCTAAAAGTAACTGGATGATAATAGTGAAATATATGGTTATTAATAAATAATTTTTGAAAGGTTGTATGTTATTACAATATTTTAAAAGTCACATCAATTGCATTCAATAAATAAAGAGGTGGAAGTAAAATGATTTTCTGCACAGGCGACACTCATGGGAGTATGGGAATGTCAAGATTTAATATGACAAACTTTCCATTACAAAAGGAATTATCTAAAGAAGATTATATGATAATTTGTGGAGATTTTGGATTGGTATGGGATAATTCGAAAGAAGAAAAATATTGGTTAAAGTGGTTAAATGATAAAAAATATACGACAATTTTTTGTGATGGTAATCACTCGAATCATGACATGTTAGATTCTCTTCCAGTCTCAATATGGAATGGTGGAAAAGTACATTTTATTAATGATAGTGTAATGCATTTAATGCGTGGTCAAATTTTTAATATTAATGGAAAGAAGATATTTACTTTTGGTGGAGCCGATTCAATTGATAAGCAACACAGAGTAGAAGGTAAATCATGGTGGAAACGAGAAATGCCATCAAATGCTGAATATGAAGAAGGATTAGATAATCTAGAAAAGCATAATTTTCAAGTGGATTATGTGATTTCACACGATTGTTCTCAGAGTATTTTCGAGAAGTTGATGGCAGGACTATGGGTAAAGAGTTTAACATCAATTAACAAGTATTTTGAGGTATTAGAAGAGAAATTAGATTATAAGAAATGGTATTTTGGACACTATCACGAGGACAGATGGATTGATGAGAAACATAGGTTGATTTATAATGATATTGTGATGTTATAAATAAAGGAGTGAAATAAATGGAATTGACAGATAAAGAAAAATTAAATCTACCAATGGAAGAAAAATTAAAATTAGTCGCAGATCACATTGAAAATATGACTGATGAAGAGTTTGAACAAGAATGTGGGCATTTATTCATAGATAAAGATAGTACAAACAGTCCTTGGCATCCATCAAAACAAAATAGTTTTTATACTTGTTGGTATTGTGGTAAAAATGGCAATGCTCATTTATGTACAGATGGAATGGGTAGAGGATTTTGTCCAGAATGTAGAGAAAGAGCAGAGAAGGAATTTTTAGATTGGGAGAATCCTAAAGAGAGGGAGGAGTGGTAAGATGGAAATCATTAAGGAAATGCAAGAAGTTGAAATAGAAAAAGTCATTATGACTAGGGAAGAATACAATAAAAAACTTAAAGACGCAAGATTACAGGGTAGAAATAATTTAGCAAATGAATTAAGAAACATAATTGTTAATTTTGAATATCGATTAAATATTGGTGGTATGAATATTTTATTTAAAAGATTATTAGATGAAATAATGAAAAATATTCTTTGGTAATGAAACAAATATTTTATCGGGCTTAAATCAATAAATAATTATTGACAAATTACTATAAACATGTTATTATTTACTTGTAAGCAATAAATAATTAAAAAGAAAGAGGGAGTTTAAAAATGAAAAAACTTAAAGTTACATGGAAAGGTATTACCCCATTAATTATGCACTCAAACCAAGGAGTTAACCCACTTCATCCTCTAACTAAGGAACTAAAGAAATATACGGGTAAGAGAACAAAAACTGACGAAGATCATGAAATGATTGCAGACTTAGAATGGGAATGTGGTCTGTATTGGAAGGATAATATGGGAACTTTTATGCCAGCAGAAAATGTAGAGGCCACAATTAGAAATGGAGCTAAGTCTATTAAGAAAGGCACAGCTATTCAGAAATTCTTATCAGTTGAACCGTTATACATACCTTTTGCATATGGTGAAAATCTTACCAAAGAACAATTGAAAGCAGATTTAAAGTATAGAGATGTTAGAGTTATGAAAGTAAATAATGCTTCAATTTTAAGAACTAGAGCAAGATTTGACACATGGCAAGTTACATTCTTTGTAAATTATGAAGAGTCTCAAATTGATCTAGAAGCTGTAATTCAAAGCATTGATTTTGCAGGGAAATATGTAGGACTGTGTGATAGTAGACCTAAGTATGGACAGTTTGTAGCTGTAGTCGAAGAAGTAGAGTAAGATATGATTTTTAGGTTCTGTTGGGTTGGGGCGAGTTAAGATGGGATAGGGCAAGCTACGATAAGTTAAGCAATATATGCTACGTTACGTCGAGATAAAATGCGTTATGATAAGTTTGGCCGAGTTAAGTTGAGCAATATATGTTCAGTTTCGTTGAGTAGGGTTTGGGTGGGTTTGGATATGCTTTGATGAGTATTTTAGGTTCAGTTTCGCTCTGTTGCGTTATGATTGGATGGGATAAGTTCTGTTATGTATTTTAAGTTGGGATATGATTAGATATGTTCAGTTGCGTCTTGAATGTGATGAGTTTGGTTTTGTTAGGCATTTTAGGATCAGTTGTGTTGAGATGGGTTTCGTTGAGGTACGATACGCTGTGATTTGATAGGCATTATGGGCAAAATAAGAATAATAAAGGAGATATAAGAATGAATGAATTAGTAAATAAAAAAGAAAAATGGGAATTACTATTTGAGTATATTGTAAAAATGGATTATGACACTACGATATTACATAGTGAAATTGAAGAGGTTATTAAAGAAAGTCAAAATACACCTAAATATTATTCTATTATTGGTAAAACAAAAAAGAAATTACTTGAATCAAGTAAAACTATTAAATCCTTAGCAGGTCAAGGATATTCAATTGTTAATCCAGATGAATATACTGATATGTCTTTAAAACATATTAAGAGTGGTTTTAATAAGATTGATAAAGGGTATCAAGTATTACAATATGCTCCTGTTAATGAAATGTCAAAAGAGGGATTGGAGGCATTTAGGCATGTTTCTGATAGAGCAAAAACACTTCATGCTATGCTTGCTGGAGGATGTACAGAATTAAAATTGTTAAATAAAAAGAAGAGTAAATTGGTATTAAGTAATAGTTTTTGATTAAGATAAGCATTTTGGGTTTGGTTTAGATATGTTGGTTTGAGTTAAGTTGCGATGAGTTGTGTTAAGTTAGGTATTTTGAGTTAAGTATTTATAAATCTTTAAAAAATTAAGGGACAGTTGATTATGTTTGTAATGGTGATGATTTATGCTATGGTTTATAAGTTATTATTGGTGTAAAGGAGAGGTTAGTATGAAGAAATCAGTTGAATTTATAGGTAAGCCCACAGGAGATGGAGAATGTTTTTGTTGGGAAGTAGATGAAGAGAATTTTATGAAGGCAACGAATGAAGTACCAGATGAGATTATGGATTATATTGGTGGAAAATATTCGCATAAAGATGGGAAATTTATTGGAGGCAAATTAATGGTTTATCCCAATAGTATTTTTTCAGAAATGTATCTTGACAATGAAGAAATATATAGACATAAAATTCAAAAGAAAATGAGGATTAAAATTAGTTTTGAAGAATTAGATTGAAAATCAAATTTTAAAGGATGTTTAAATTAAACTTGACTTATTATGCTAAATTGTGGTAGTATGAATATAGAAATAAATATTTCAGGAGGAAACAAAATGATTTGGTTAAATAACAAACTATTAGATTTTACTACATTCCCAAATGGGGAAACAAAACTCAATGAACAACAAATTAATGAGATTTTAGGAGGTGTTAATAATTCGTTAACTACATTTAAGTATCAATCAGATGCAGACTTGATTAAACTATTGTTCTTAAAGAAATATCTAGACCAATTAAAAATAAATTGTAATCTACATATCATGTACATGCCATACAGTAGAATGGATAGATCGGAAGGAGGTTCAGCATTTACACTAAAATATATTGCAGAATTTATTAATAATTTAGGGTTTGATTATATTCATGTATTGGAACCACATTCTGATGTAACTCCTGCATTATTAAATAATTGTAAAAGTAGATTCCTATCTGTAGATATTTTTTATGATATTAAAGACAAAATTAATTTCAATGATGATACTGATTATGTTTATTTCCCAGATGCTTCGAGTGAGAAACGTTATAGTAAAATGATTGGCGTTCCAAATCAATTAGTTGGATTTAAACATAGAGATTTTCAAACAGGTAAAATTACTAGTCTTCAAGTTTTTGGAGATGTTAAGAAAAAAGGATTTAAAGTAATAATGTTGGATGACTTATCAAGTTATGGAGGAACATTTTTGCTTGGTGCAAAACAACTTAAAGAACTTGGAGCTTCTGAAATTTATCTTGTTGTTGGACATTGCGAGGAATCAATTTACAAAGGCGATGTATTTAAAACAGACTTGATTGATAAAGTTTTCACTACAGATACTATTATGAATGAATCATTAAATGATAAAATTGAAGTATATAAAATTATGAAAGAAGGTAATTAAGTCATGAGTAAAGTATTCCTTGGCGGTACTTGTAATAATAGTATATGGAGAGACAAATTAATTCCAATGCTTAATATTAACTATTTTAATCCAGTTGTAGAGGATTGGACTGAAGAATGTATGATAGAAGAGCGTAGACAACGTGAAACATGTGATTATTGTTTATATGTAATTACTCCGTCTATGAGTGGAGTCTATAGTATTGCAGAAGTTATAGATGATAGCAACAAACGTCCTGGAAAAACTATATTTTGTATATTAAATTCTGAAGTTCCAATAATTACACAAGTACCAAATCCAATGTGCTATCTTGGAAGTCCTGATATTAATATGTTTATAGATAAAATTAATTATCCAAATGATAAGATTAATTTTTCAATTGGAGAAATGAAATCTTTAAATCAGGTCGGATTAATAGTAGAAAGAAATGGTGGAATGTATTTTAAATCGTTAGAAGAAGTTGCTGAGTATTTAAATAATATGAATAAGAAAGAGGTAAAATAATATGAAAACAAATCCAATGTTAATGACAGATTCGTACAAAATAAGCCACCTCATTATGAGTGAAAAAGGTACAGAAAAAATTTATTCTACATTTACGCCTAGACATTCAAGAATTGAAGGAATTAATGAAGTAGTATTCTTTGGTTTACAAGGATTTATTAAAGATTATCTAATTGATAATTTCAATGAAAACTTTTTCAATGTTGATAAATCAATAGTAGTTGCAGATTATAAAAGAATCATTAAAAATTCTCTAGGAGATAATTGTGCAGATACAACTCATATTGAAGCATTACATGATTTAGGATACCTTCCTATTAAAATCAAGGCAGTAAAAGAAGGCACATTGATTCCAATGAAAGTTCCTGTGTTTACAATTGAAAATACTAAAAAAGAGTTCTATTGGTTGACTAATTTCTTAGAGACATTGATTTCCGCAAATATGTGGAAAGTAATTACTGCAACAACAATTGTAAAGAAATATAGAGACATTTGTGAAAAGTGGGCTGAGAAAACATGTGATAGTAAAGATCATATTCAATGGCAATGTCATAATTTTAGTTATAGAGGTATGAGTGGTCATGAAGATGCAGTAACTACAGGAGCAGGACATTTATTATATTTTACTGGTAGTGATACGATTCCAAGTATTCAATATTTAGAGCAATATTATGGTGTTAATGTGGAAAAGGAATTAGTTTCAGCAAGTGTGTTAGCAACGGAACATAGTATTCAATGTGGATATCAAGATGATTTGAGATATTTTAAGAGAATGATTACTGAAGTTGCCCCTAGTGGAATTGTAAGTATAGTTAGTGATGGGTATGATTATTTTAATGTCTTGGGGAATATTTTACCTTCATTGAAAGATGATATTATGAGTAGAAATGGTAAGTGTGTCATTCGTCCTGATTCTGGAAGTCCAATAAAGATTATTTGCGGTAATGTGATTGTTGAAGATTTAACCAATGAAGAATATTGTGATAATCTGGAAGATTGCAAGGAAATTATGTTGGAGAGAATAATTGACGATATAAGAAATGATACACCTCATGGAGAACATGGTATTTCTAGGCAAGATGCAATTTTTAAATTTCAAGATAAGCATTATGAAATTGTTATTGAAATTGATTGGAATAGACATGATAAACAATATTATTATATTGATGGTGCTAATGTTCATATTTGTAAAGAAGTAAAATTAACTATAGAGCAAAAGGGTTCTGTAGAAGCATTATGGGATACCTTTGGAGGAACTATTAATAGTAAAGGGTATAAGGTACTAGATAGTCATGTGGGCTTAATATATGGAGATAGCATAAGTCCAGAAATTGCAGAAGAAACTTTCAAACAATTAGAAGCAAAGGGGTTTTCAGCAGAAAACATCGTATACGGAGTTGGAAGTTATTCTTTAGGTTATCACACCAGAGACACATTTTCGTTCGCTTTAAAGGCCACTTATACGGTTATTGATGGAGTTGAAAAGTTTATCTTTAAAGATCCTAAAACCGATATTGGTGGAATCAAAAAATCTCAAAAAGGAATGGTTGCAGTAGTTGATGGTGAAAATGGTATCTATTTGGTTGATGGATTAAATGAAATGGAAAAAGATGCAATTGATATTATTGATTTACTTGAAGATGTATTTATTGATGGAAAATTAGTAAGAGATGAAAGTTTAGCAGAAATTAGAGCGAGAGTTTTGAAATAAGATTTAGAAAGTGGAGTAAATGGAAGATATATGGAGATAAACGAAGTATATCTTCCTGATAAAGATTTGGATGTGATATTTTTTTATGGAATGTCCATATTGTAGTTATGAATTAAAATGCACAGATTACTATGGTAAGCGTCAAGTAGCAGAACATTATTGGTCGTACCCTCAATCTTGGATAGAGAAAGAGGGAGATATTTTCAAATGCGATAATGAAGAGTGCGACATGTATCAAGAAAGTTTTTATACTGATTCAAGAGATGAATTACATGAAGGTTATCCATGTTAGAAAAGGAGTAAATAATGATAAACAACATCCCATGCCCTTACTGTAAAAGTAAAGACACAAATATAAAAGAAGTAATTTGGGTGTCTTTTAATCAAGAAAATGAAGGACTTGTAGAAATTATGCAATATTGACTGAGTTTAAGTATGAAGTTATTAGTCAGGATTATCAAGATAAAGAATTGATTTTTAGAGATTGATAGGAGATTTAATTATGGATTTAAGAATGTATATATTAGTTAATGAAGATATTGAAATCAATAAAGGAAAACTTGCAGGTCAAGTCGGACACGCAGTAGCAGTATATTTTTATAATTTTATGATTGATGAGAGTAAGGAATACGATTCAACTATTGAATTATATATGACGAATTATCAAAAGAAAATTATTCTTTATGCTCCGCAATCAAAATTAGAGGAATTAGAAGTTAAAGGTTATATCGCTATCAGAGATAGAGGATGGACGGATTTAGAACCTAATACATTGACATGTATTAATATGGGAATTATCGATTATGATGATTTTCCAAAAGAATTAAATTGGTTAAAAAATTTAAAGTTATGTAGATGAGTTATCAATTCAAAGAATAGTTTGATCGGAATAGGAGTGTTTAATTATGTGTGAGAATAATAAAGAAGCAAAGCATATTACGATTAATATTTTACCTCAAAGTCCTGTTGCTTGGTTTTTCATAATGTGGATTGGAATATTTTTTGCTTGTGCATTGGGAGGAAAATAAATAATGACAAAATATGAAACAATGTGTGACACATACAAACATAAGCAATTGGTCAATAAGTTTATGAATAAAGTTATCCAGAAATTAGGTGAAAGAGCAATCAATCATGATAATTCAAAACTAGAGGACTTTGAAGCAGATATTTTTGCTCAACATAATTCAAAATTGGCTGGTTGCACCTATGGAAGCGAAGAAGATAAAAAGACTCTTGAAGAACTTAAAGAAGCATTAGATCATCATTATGCAAAAAATAGACATCACCCCCAACATTGGCCTAATGGAATTAAAGATATGGATTTAGTAGATTTAATTGAAATGGTTTGTGATTGGAAAGCATCGTCATTAAGACACAATGATGGAAATATTCTTATTGATATTGATAAAAATCATGATAGATTTGGTTATTCTTGTGATATGGCAGGGATATTTAAGAATACTGTTAAAATGTTTGAGTAGAAAGGAGAATTAAATTGATTAATGAATTTAATCCAAAATTTCAAGATGGAGAAAAAGTATTATTAGATGGTAAAATTGTCACGGTAAATGAATGGGGTTATACACTGAAACAAGCTAGATATACTTATACTATAATTGAAAATCCTGCAACATTTTATTTTGAACATGAATTAAAGAAGTTGTTGGTTTAGAACAAGTCTTTTGTCTTGTTGTATTAAAGAAAGGAGAGTGATTAAATATGAAACCAATATTCAAATGTGATTTCTGTACTATGTTACTCCCAAAAGAAGAAATGGAAATCCATGAAAAAGTTTGTGATTATAATGTGATAAATAAAACTTGTTTGACTTGTAAAAATGCTAGAATGAGAGATGGGAGATTACAATATTGCAGAGTAGGAGAGCAAATGAATGTACAACATGGGTTTATAATTAAGATTTATCCGGTTGTAGGTTGTGATAAGTGGGAATTTGGGATTCCGAATGATATTAAGGGGATTTGAGGTGGATAGAATATGAATTTACTAGGTGGTAGAGCAGGATACAATAATGTAATGTTTGAATCAGAAACTCATACTTCAACAGCAATAAGAAAAGGCAATAATATTATTGTAAATAAAATACTCAAAGATGATAAGCAAAATATTTTAGAGAATTTTCTTTACAGAATACCTTTTGCTAGAGCATATTGGATTATATTAAAATTAATTTTTACAAAATTTGGTTTGTTATTATTGGCACTAAGTCTTATTTATTCTTATGGTCTATACAATTTTGAACCAAGCAGTCTACAAAACAGTAACTATCATAATTTCATTATATTGCCTATTTTTATGTTGTTATTTAATAAATGTAGTAAAACGAAATATTATCATGGAGCAGAACATAAAGTGGTAAATGATTACGAAATAAATGGTAAAGTGTCGATTGAAACATCAATGAATCAAAGTTGTGTAAATGATAATTGTGGAACTAATTTGTATATTGGATTAATTATAATTAGTGGATTATTAGTTTCATTAGTTCATTCTGGAGCAATGTTATTAGGATGGGGAATTACATATGAAGTAATGAGATCTGATAATAGGATTATTAAGTGGTTTGTTAAGCCAATTTATTTTGTAGGAAGTTTATTGCAGAAATATATTTTCACAAAGGAACCAAGTGTGGAACAATTAGAGGTTGCTATTATGGCATTTAAGGGGTTAGAGGAGGAAAATAAATGTTAGGTAAATATCTTAAAGACCTTGGTATATTAGAAGACAATACTCCTCAAGGTTGGAATAAAGATGATTCAAGGCAAGAACGATGGATTAAAGAAAGAGAAATATATGGTTTTGATGAAAAAGAAACTTGGTCAATGGACTTCACATTTAAACTATGGTTATATGAAAGATTATCTATGTACAATGAAAAGGACTGACGAGCAGAAAGAAAAAGTAGAAGATATAGTTAATATATTTGCATTGTGTTTGCCTAGTTTATGGTGGTAAAGTATTAGAATGTAAGGGGGTGATTAGAATGTAGAAATAAAAGTTTTGTTGGACAACGTATATTATCCAAGCTGTGGGGAATAATAATTATCACAAGGTTAAATAAGAAGGAGTGATAATTATTATGCAAAATGTAATAAATAATGTTCAACAACCACAACAATTTAATCGAGGAGAGATATGGTTAGTTGATCTAGGAGAAGGCAAGGGATCTATCCAAGGAAAATTGCGTCCATGCATAATTGTAAGTAATAATATGGCAAATCGCTACAGTCCAGTTGTGCATATATGTCCAATTAGTTCTATCGGCACGAAGTCAAAATTACCAACTCACAAAAGCATAAATAAAAACTCTTCAGGACTATTAAGAGATTCTATTGCTCTCTGTGAACAAGTTATGTTAGTTAACAAAAATGAAGATATATTTTTGAAGAAAGTTGGATATTGTAATTCTGAAACTATGGAACGTATAAATCAAGGTATACTTATTCAATTCTCAATAGGTCAGAAAGATAAGAATATTGTGTATGCATAAATAAAAGGAGAAGGATGTTTATTGAAAAATATAAAGTTATTAACAATTGGCAAAAAGGTGTTGCTAATTGTTAATAACTAAAACCGTAAAAATGAAATGGAATGCAAGTATTAAAAAATATTATGAACAAAGAGATTATATCTTTACAAAAATGGGCAATGAATTCGAAGTGAAAGTAGAGGATTTACCTCATAGTTCACACGCATTAGTCGATATTCAGTGTGATGGTTGCGGAGAAATTATAAAAAATGTCATATGGCGACATTATATAGATTTAAGACATGAGGGTGAAAAATATTATTGTATAAAATGTGCCATAAAACTGTTTGTGAGTGAAAATGGAAGAATTACAAAATTAAAAAATAGTAAATCTTTTTATCAATGGTGTTACGATAATCTCCCTAAAGAATTGGCAGATTGGATATTATCTAGATGGGATGATGCAAAAAATATAAAAAATGGGAAAGTATTAAGCCCTAATGATGTAAGCTTTAGTTCCGCAGGTTTTAATAAAAAAGGTTATTGGTTTAAGTGTTTAGAACATCCAGAACATGAAAGTGAATTAAAAAGTATTAGTAGTTTTACAAATGGACAAAATGGAAGTCTTGATTGCAATATGTGTAATATGGTTGTGACAACTCATCCACATTTAATTAAGTATTTGGTAAATAAAGAAGATGCAAATAAACATTCTTTTGGATCAAATCCAAAAATACCTATGAAATGTCCAGATTGTGGATATGATAAAAATTTAAATTTTAGCACCTTAGTAGTACATGGATTTGCTTGCCCTAGATGTTCCGATGGTGTGAGTTATCCAGAGAAGTTCTTTCTATCTTTTTTAGAACAATTACATCTAAATTTTAAATCTCAATTGAGTAAAATAACTTTTAAATGGTGTGGTGGATACAGATATGATTTTTACATAGAAAAATTAGATAAAATTGTCATTGAAATTCAAGGAATTCAGCATTATGAAGAAATAACAGGTAATTGGAAAGTTTCATTAGCAGAAGTTCAGGAAAATGATTTTGATAAAGAGTGGTTAGCGAGAACAAACAATATTAATAATTACATAATAATCGATTGTAGAAAGTCTGAGTTAGAGTGGATAAAGAATAGCATAATGAGGTCTAGATTGCCCATATTACTTAATTTTAAAGAAAAAGATATAGATTGGTTGAAGTGTCATGAGGCTGGATGTTCAAGTTTAGTTAAAATTTCATGTAATTTATGGAATAGTGGAATTAAAAGGACTGTAGAAATAGCAGATATAATAAAGGTTCATACCTCTACAGTTTCTAGATATTTAAAACAAGGTGTAGAATTGGGGTGGTGTGATTATGATACTAAAGAAGTAATGCAAACAAAAGTTGTTTGTTTAACAACTAATGAAATTTTTAATTCTATAACTGATGCAACAAGTAAGTATAATATAAGGAATAGTGATATTTCATCATGTTGTTTAGGTATACAAAAATCGGCAGGAAAACATCCCGAAACAGGGGAAAAGATGGTTTGGATGTATTACGAAGAATATATTTTTAAAGATAAACAAGAAATAAAGTATATACTACATAGTTCAAGAGATATGAAGATAATATGTTTGACAACAAACAAAGTATTCAATTCTATTGCAAACGCATCAAAAGAATATAATATAAATCGTGTCGGAATTGGAAGATGTTGCAAAAATAAACAAAAAACATGTGGTAAAGATCTTGAGACTGGTGAATTACTTAAATGGATGTATTTAGTAGATTATGAGAATATGATTAAAGATCAAAATAATAAACCTCCGTAGAATACATGATTGTAAATAAATAAATTATTACAAAATAATACAAAGGAGATAATACAATAAATGGTCGAGACACTAATAGCATCGCTCATATTCTCTAAAATATATCTTTACATAAAACTAGGAAAATTCCAAATACATAAAGAATCATACAATATAAAACCAATACTAAAAAGATGGAGTATCTATCCAGTTATATTAATGTCTATATTTTACATCTATCTACAATATACAATAATGAATCAAAATTACTACTTTCTTCAATATCAACACATAATAAAGAATGCTATATTAGGATCATATATGATTCTAGGACTTGATGTTCTATTTAGGCATGAGAAGTATAAAGAGTATATTATCGCTTGTTGTAGTCTCTTGTGTGGATTTGTATTGAATTATATTGTAATGTACTTTAATCATGGGATGATGCCTATTTTCCCAGATGTATCTTATTCAACTGGTTACACTCAGTATGATATGATTATGAATGCTTCTAAGTTTAATGATTTTCATGTTTTAGGTGATCATATGACAAATCTAATATTTTTGTCCGATATATTTGATATATTTGGTATGTCAATTTGGAGTATTGGTGATATTTTAATAAGAATATTTGCTTTTATAATAGTTTACTGTTCAGTCAAAGAAATTAATAAGGTATATATGAATCAATAAATAAAATAATACTTGCGTTACACCTTGTCTTATGGTATACTTATTACAGGTTAAGAAATGAATAAGAAAGAGGTAATACATATGCAAGGTGTAACAAATGCTTTATTGAACATGGTTCTTATATCCTTACCTGAAGAAATATTTGTAACATGTATGACATTAATATTGTTCAAAAGATTTGATTTACTTGACATAAGAATGTGGAGAATAAATATTAAGTGGATTATAATACCTTCATTGCTGATGGCAATGTGTATAAGTATTTTTAAGTATATTATAATTTTGCCTAAATTATTAACATCAATAATCTCATTAATAATATTTTGGTTGGCGATTATTTACATAATAAGAATTACTGAAATAACTCAAGAAAATAAACTAATATTTAAAACCATAGTTTACTCAATGATTACTCTAATAATAGTCAGTTTAATTGAATTAGCTTATATGCCACTAACGTTTTCATTGTTAAAAATTCCTTATGAATATTTTAATCAAAATATTTCTTATATGTTTTTACTAGTAATTCCTTCTAGAATTTTAGAATTCTCAATAATAATATTTTTTATAGTTAAGATGAATGAACAAGTAAATATCAAATTGTACAATTTAGTGTTCAAAAATAAACCATTAACCAATATGATAATTTTTATAATATCTTTCTTAACACTATTTACAATTTATGTTGTGAAATTGATAGGATATAATAATATCTTAAGCACATTGCCAATTTGGGAACAAATATTATCAATAGGATTCATTCTAAGTCTACCAACTATATTTCTTATGGTGTTGTGGTATATGATAAATTGTGTAGTCGGTATAGAAAAACGTATACAGCAAACGCAAGAAAATCTTATTGATTAAGATGATTAAGGCATTTGTTATATAAATAAATTCTTGGAAAGGAGGTGACATTAACATGAAGAAAGTATATATTGTTCTTGCTGGATTAGTATCTATGTTAGCACTATTTACATCAAATATGGCTTCTTGGGCGTTTTCTTATCAACCAAAAGATCCTAAATGTCTAAATAAATAATTTTAATCACTTTTACATATAGGAGAGGACTTCGGTTCTCTCCTATAACCATAATATAAATTAATAGACAATTGAAAATAATTATGTTGACATATCCATACATAATAAGATATAATTATACTATCAGTTAAAGAAAATTATTTTATATCTTATTAAATATGAAAAGGATGTGCATTATTATGTTCAACAAATTATTTGCCAAATCAACTAATACCACCAACACTGAGGTAAATGCCAAAAAGGATTTTAAGAAACTAGCTAGTTTAATTATGCTTGCTAAAGGAACCCATAGGACAATCAATAATTTTGGAGCAGACTGCAAAATTGAAGGAGGGTACATAGAACTTATCGTTCGTGAAAAAATAAATGTTTATCCGAACGTTCAAACCCTCAATGTTTTCGCAAATAATTCAGAAGGTAGGGTTTCGTTGCAGGATCTAAAAATAGCATGTGGATACTCTTTATATGCAAATAATGATTTAGAGCAAATAAAAAATATTCGTGTCAGAAGAGGAGATTTTTGTTTCGCAGACTTTGGTGACAAAGGGATAGATAGTGAAGTAGGCGGCCCAAGAATGGTGCTTGTGGTGCAAAATAATAAGGGGAATGCTTGCTCTAGCAACTCTATTGTCATAGCGATGACAACTAGATCCAAAGCTAAGATGCCGACTCACGTTTTCGCAAGCAGTAAAGAATGTAATATCCCACAGGACTCTATTATATGTTGTGAATTACCAAACACAATATCAAAAAGAAGATTAATAGGAAAGAATGGAGTATTTCAAAAAGTCGCTGAATGTCCTTCAAATATAATGTTGAAAGTTGAAATTGCCCTTATGAAATCTGAGGGTATTTTAGAATTACATGTAAACGAAGAGGAAGCAATAGAGACTTTGAAAAATCTAAATAAAGTTAAACCAATCAGACAGAATATACAAGAAAATAATTATACTAGTGTAGGGCAACAGGTGGCTTATGCATGATAAAAGAAAGGAAGATTAAATAATTTAATGAGTTTTATAGAATTTGTATCAAATCATTCTGCTAAGTGGTTAGCAAAAAAAGTACCTAATGATAAATATCCTACCGTAGAAGATCAGATTGAGGTTTTCACATATGGTTTCATGGTAGTTTGGGGTGCTATTTTTAAGGCTATGTTAATGGTATCTTTAGCATCTATTTTTAGCATAAAGCTTCCTACCCTAATAATCGCCTTGACCTTCAGTAGTTTACGTATCATAGCAGGTGGATACCATTTCGGGGAATATAATAAATGTATAACTTTTTCAACCATTCAGTTCATTGGATCAGCATTATTAATCAAATATACACTCCAATATTGGTCATTTATAGACATGTGGTATTTATTCAATTTCTGTGTTGTAATGACAATGTATATAATTTATCGTTATGTACCTAGAGATACACCAAATAAACCAATCACAGAGCCATTAGAAATCAAAAAATTCAAAAGATGGTCATCATATTATCTATTTATATGGACAATCATAATGACCATCTCCCTACTTTTCAATCTAAAGATTATTGTAATTTCAAGTTGTTTTGGATTATTATTAGAATTATTTAGTATAAGCAGAATAGGGCAAATTGTTTATTCTGCGCTAGATTCAAAAATAAAATAAAAAGGAGTGAACACCCATATGCAATCCATAACAAATGCCATCCTAAACACCATATTTGTTGGCCTCCCTGAACAAATGTTCATTGTAATCATCGCATTATCACTTTTAAAAATTAATGATCTACTAGATATTTTAATGTGGAAACGTAGTCTAACATGGATTATGCTCACAGCATTACCAGTAGCAATAATGGCAAATATCTTCAAGTATATTATCATAGTACCAAAACAAAATTCTATATTATCAATTATGTTTCTAATGATAATCTTAATGGAATACATAGTCATCACAAACAGTTTTGACATAAACATATCATTAATATTTAAAACAGCAATCTATACAGTCGGAAGCTTCGTCATTGTAGGAATAATAGAATACGCATACTGTCCACTTCTATTATCGTTATTAGATAAGCCATATAGTTTTTTTAATGATAATGTCATGTACAATATCTTATGGGCCATTCCAATCAAAATTTTGCATCTATGTATTGTTTCCTTAATTCTAGTTAGAAAAAACAGCAAAGTAAAAATTAATCTATTTAGTTCGGTTATCAGAAATAAATTTATTATTAGTGGTTTGTTGTTAGTATTGTCAACTAGAGTTCTAGTGGTAAATTATATGAACAAATTAGTAGAAAACAATAGCATTATAATTAAATTACAATTTATTGATGAACTAATTGCTATTGTTATAATAACATCTATTCCAGTAATATTTTTAACATGGTTACTAATGGTAATTAATCATTATTTATGCAAAGAAAAAACAGCACAAATGGTTTGTGAAAATGTTGGGAATCAAGATTATGAGAATATGATTAATTAAGGTGAGAGATATGATAATCAAGTGTATAAAATAAATTATTTGACATTATGCAATCAATAATGTTATAATGATATAATCATAAATAATAAAACTAATCAGGCATTCTTCTTGACGTATTGGCATATTATATATTATAATAGCATTGCGTATTATTAACCAATACATAGCAACATAACTTGTTGCTGATATGTCAAAAGGAGGAATAAATATTATGAAACAAGATCGTCAAATTCTTGAGGATATTCTTAATTTAGTCATTGAAGATTATTCAAATGACAATCAAATTCAAGAGCAAGTCATAGGCAAATTATTAGAAAGAGGTATACCGAGGGGCAGAACTACAGGTATATTCACTAAAGCAATTCCTTTGGTTTATGTTGAAGAAATTGAACTATGTTTATTTACAAAATATCTTTATGGATACACTCACCGAACAGAAATAAATCCAGATGAGTTCTTTACAGAGATTGAATTGTCTTCTGCTGATTATTACAAAAAACTTGATAAAGAAAAAGTTAAGTATATTTTACTTCATAATGTCGATCAAATAGATGATAGTCAATGGTTATGTACAAAGGAAACTTATCAAAATATTAATCTTTATATGGGTAATGGACTATTAACATATAATCCAAATACTCAAAGACAACTTTTAAAAAGACGAAGTGGAAACAGAATTGTTGAATCTATTAATATTGACAGCAAAAAGGTATCAGAAATTACAGAGTCAATGATAGATGGTTCTTTTTGCACTAATGCTATTATGTGGAACATTCGCAAAATAAATGGACAAGAAAAGTTTAAGTATGATCTTAAAACTAGAACGTTATTAATTGAACCAGATAATGCGTCTACGTTAGTAGACATAATTGATGGTGCAAATAGAACCTGTGGCATGTTAAAAACTGTTGAAATTAAGAATGACATAGATAGGGTTACATCAATTTATATTCACCACGTTACAGAAGAGCGTGCCAATGAAATAATTCGACAAGAAAGTAAAAGTACACAAATTGAAACTGAATGGGTTGATTTTAAAAATACAGCCAATCCAAATATGGAAGTAGCAAAAGCTATTAATTCTAGACAAAGGGCAAACGAAATGTTTAATCGTATAGCCTTAAATGAAAAGGAATTGATTATTGAAAACAAATTAATGACATTTGATACTTTATCAAAATCCATTGAATTTCTTTATGATCTTAAAGAGGAGCCAGTTATTAGAACCGCACAAGTTGAAAATGATATTGTAGAGTTGTTCAATAATATTATTGGACTCAATTATTCAAAGTTTAAAACAGAATTATCTAATACCAAAGAAAATTCATATCTTGCACATAACAACATGTTTATGGGGTATATTATTTTAGGAGATTTATTAAGACAAGAATATGGTGATGACTGGAAACCTAGATTAGTAAAAGTATTAAACTCTTTAGATTTCGATAAATCAAATAAAATTTGGAAAAAAATTGGAATCGAAAATCATGTAAATTTATCTACATTTAAAAAGATTTCTGATTATTTTAAAGATGTTGTTTATCAACTTCAGAAGGAGGTATCATAATGTCATTAACTATTGAAAGAACTTTATTTAACGAAGAATTGAAAAATCGTTTTCTTGATGAGAAATATCCTAATGAAAGCACTAGAGTGACAAATACCTCTATCTTAAAAAGTGTTAGTAGATTCGAGCATGAAAAAAACAAAGATTTGAGCAAATTTAGTTACGAGGAAGTAAAAGAATTACTAATTGGAATGAAAAAGAAATCTCTTAAATCATTAGGTGTATCTTATACAATTATCATGCAATATCTTGATTGGTGTTTATTTAACAATTACAGTTCAATGAACGTATTGAAATTAGTTGATAAAAAAGAAGATTTACCAAAATATATCCATCAAGTAGCTCAGAGAAATTCCTATATCACTAGAGAACAAATGTATGATTATTGTGACGGATTGTATAATTATGTCGATAAAGCATTAATGGCATCATTATATGAAAATATCAGAGGCAGAACAATAAAAGGACACACCTATGAAGAATTAAGAAATCTAAAAATGAGTGATCTAGACCCTGAATCAAATATAGTTATTATAACTAGAGATCCAGATGACAAAATTAAAAATCCTCGACCAAGACCTATAACTGTAGATCCAAGGACTATGGAAATATTGCGAATGGCTTGCATTGAAGACACTTATCATAAATCAAATGGAGAAGATACCGGAAGATTTGCTATTATGCCTGTTAAAGATACTCCATATATTCTTAGAACACTTGACAGGAAAAGTAGTGACAATGATGAAAAAATTACTGTTGGAAATATAAGTTCGAGATTTAAAAACTTTAGAACTTATACAGGTATTAAATTTTTAAATCCAACTCTTATATTTCAATCCGGTATGCTTGACAGATGTTTACAAAAAGAAATAGAACTTGGTGAATTAAAATCTGAAGATTTTAAGCAATTATTTAAAGACTTAGAATTGGATGAAAGGGGTTGGCAAGGATTAAAAGAAATGTATGAGACTTATAAGCAAACACAAACTAAGTCTACAGTCCCTAAGTGATGGGACTGTAGACCCAATTATATCAGTCTAAACTTAAAATACATGAGAGTATAAAAATAATTAAATCTAATTTAAAATTATTTTGTCGAAAGAATGGTTATATGCATATAATTTTTGTTTTGCAATTGGATGGACAAAGTGGGATAATGTAATTGGGCAAAGGGAGAATATATGTTCCTAAAATATGCTCAGAAAGGAACAAGCATTTGGTTTCACTAAAAAATATAAAGGGGGCAGTTGAATTAATGACAGAATTAGAAGTATTTGTATTAAAAGATAGTAGAGGAAATTTTGTAGGAGTTAACTCAATCTCATATGACAAACAAATTAGGAGATATATATATTCTTATTCTGAAACGCTTTCGAATGGATATTATACATATACAGATGAATTGGATGCCAAAAATGAATTAAATCTTCTCCAAGAAAAGGGAATAAAAATAAAATTTGGGATTGCATTCCATATTGAAAGAGTTAATATGTTAGAAGTTTCAAGAAGTGAAGTTAAACTAGGCATTGTTAAAACTTGCCCATTTAAACACATAGTGATCAATGAAATAGAAATAGATCATCCAGTGGTTGATTCCATAGGAATTAAAAGTATTTTGATGGATTACAGAGCAATGGTAGAAGTGGGGATTTAATCCCCTTTCTCTTAATCTATAAAACCCAAAATAAAACTTGACAGAAAAGAGAAGTTACAAAATGAGAAAACTTAGTATTTTACTTAGTGCTTTTATTATCATAAGTAGTATGGGATCAAATCATATTAATAATTACAAAGGAAGTGATGCTAATGTTTTGAAAGAACTAAGAAAGCAATACATAGTGACTCCTACTAAGAAAGAGATAATTAGCGAAGAAGATAAATCCATATTTAAAGTGACTAGTTATGATTTATCTGTCCAATCATGCACCAAATCAAGAGGAGAAAGTGGTTTTGGTATTACAAAAAATGGTACAAACTTAAAAAATAAGTCATGGGAAAATACTGGTGCTAGATTCATATCAGTTGATACTAGAGTAATTCCATTAAATAAAAAAGTAAAATTGACATTTATAGATCATAAACATAAGAAATATTCAGACAATTATACAACAGTAGATACAGGTTCAGGAATAATTGGAAATAGAGTGGATTTGTTTCTGGGAGATTTTCATAGTAGTAACCCGAGTAAAAAATCAATTGATTTCGGTATTGGATATGCTACAGTAACAATTTTAGAAAATTAGCATAATCATGTGAACAAATTAGTAAAATATAAAAATAAAATTTAAGGAGATGTTTAATATTATGAGAGATTATGTATATGTTCAGTTTGATGGATTCAGAGATAGACTTAGAAAACAAGATGAACTAAAGAAGGAAATGATAAAAAGATTTGGTAAAAATAAACCAGATGATTTCAAGTTTAAAATAACTTTTGATAATTCTTTTGTAATAGTAGAACATATAAATGAACGAGAACTTATTAATCGATAGTGATACATAAAAGAAGACATAAAATATTTTCATAAAACTTTCCAATACACCCTTAATTTATAATTCTTATTCGTATAATCTTATAAAGTATAAATTAATTAGAAAAGAGTGTGGATTTAATGATTATAACAAAAAGTGTAGAGATTACAAGAACAGAGCAAGTCATCGTAGGCGTTATTTGCAACTGTTGCGGTAAACCAGTTGAACAAGATAAATTAGATTCAATTCAGCAACTTAATTTTTCATTTGGTTATAATAGCATATTTGATAATAATAATTCATGGAAAGCGCAAATGTGTGAAATATGTTTAATTAAATTTGTTAAAACATTTAAAATTGTTCCCGAAAATTTTATGATTGATAAATCATTTATATCAAAATACGATAACAACCATGATTTACATCAAGGGGCATTTGAAGTATGGAAAGAAACAAACGAATGGGATTATGACGAAGAAGATCCGTACAATAATTTTTACGATGAGGATTTTTTAGAGTATGAAGAAATTTCAGATGCAATAGAAAATAGGAAACCATTACATACTAATATTTTGAGATTAGTAAAGTAGTCATAATGTAGAGCATAATGTTAATTTTAATAAAAAAAACAAAGGAGAGAAAATAATGAAAGTAAAAATTATCGCAAATGCTCCATCTAGTAGTACTGCCTCAGATATTAGTAAATATATTGGTAAGGTTTATACAGTCGAAGATGATAGAGTATATGATGATGGTTCTATTGGAGTATGTTTTAATGATGAAAATGGATCAGTAAAAGTTTATAAGGGAGAATATCAAATTATCGAAGATATTGATAAAGAATTGCTTAAATTTGTTAGTGAAAATTGTCCAGAAGATGTTTATTATCAAGATATATTGGATTTTATTTTAGAACATAGGATAATATTGGTTGATTTGTTACAGTGAATTGGATATCTAACTGAAAGGGAGAGAAGATAAAATGTATAAAAATAAATGTGATAATTGTGTTAAAAGTAATATCTGCGTAGTAAATGCTAAAGTCGTAGAAGTAAAACAAGAATTACACTCTCAAGCATATAAATTACAATACTCTTTATTAGATGATATGCATTATATTAACAAAGCAGATGTGTACTTTTATGAAGAAACTAAATTTGGTGTCAGAGAATGTAAACATTATCTAGAGAAGAATCCACAATATCTTGATGAGAAAAATAAGAAGGCAGTAGATCAAGCAGAAATAGAAAAAGAAATTGCTACAGCATTCTTTAATGCACTCAAATTATATCCTACTAATGATGGGTTGAATTTTAATATGAGTGTTGAAAGTGAAGAAGGAGATGATGGCACAGAGAAACTAAATAAAATCTGTGAATTTTTAATACCAGTTTTAGGATATGCAAAAGCAGAAATTAGGACTTATGAATATGGTAGAAAGATTTCAGATATTAATCTTACTTTGAAAAAGAATAATTTTGGAGTCTCTATTAATTATCGTTGTTATGGAACCGAATATGGTAAAGGAATTTTAATTGTTAAACAATATTCCAATTCCATATCAAATGATTTTGATAATTATAAAAATTAGAAAGAAGGAGTGAAATAAATGTTAATCAATCAAATTAAATCAGATGCTCTTATCGCACGCAAGGCTCGTAAAATTGATACTGCAACATTATTAACAACCCTATATTCTGAAGCCTCTATGATAGGTAAAAACCTTGGAAATAGACAATCTACAGATGCAGAAGTGTTGCAAGTCATTGAGAAATTTATTAAAAATGCAAATGAGATTCAAACAATTCTTTTGAAAAATAATAAGAATACAAGTAATATTGTTTCTGAGATTTTAGTTTTAAGTAAGTATTTGCCTCAGAAAATGAGTAGAGAGGAGTTAGAAAATGTTGTTAGAGATATTATTGAAGCATTGAAAGATATTAATTCAGAAGTGCAAATGGGCAAAGTTATGTCTGTACTGAAGAACTCCTATGGTGGGACTTATGACGGTAAAATTGCTAGTGAAATTGTAAAGAAGGAGTTGGCAAATTAATTATGATATTAAGCAATGAGGAATTAATCAAATTAAAGGTTTTGATTCTTGGTCAATTAGACGAAGAATATAATGATAATTGTATGGAATGTACTCCAAAAAATCCTTGCTGTAATTTAATTAGTGCATGTAATAAATATGGTTCATTTAATTTTGTAGATGGAGCAATGGAAATGGTTAGAGATTTGTTTGATACTATTGAGAGTTTAAAAGATGATTTATTTAATGCGAGAATTATTGATAATTGCATAAACTGTAAAAACAGTGATAGGAAATTAAAAAGATGCCGTTTAGAAGGGGATGAGGAATTGGAATGTCTTTCAGATAATTATAGTTGGCATATTAGAAGAAAGTAATTGGAACAAAGTTATTAAAATGACTATTTGAAAGGATGAAAAATATGTATAAGAAATTATTAAATAAAGGATTTAAACCTTATTATTATACCAATGCTGATTTCCTAACCTCTACATCGTGCAAAAGTAGATTATTTTACACTTTAAAAGTTAATAACGAAGATTTAATAAATTCTATATTAAATGTATTAAATAAATATAATGATTATTTCAATATTTTATTAGAACCAGATTTAGTGACTTGGATTGAAATTGATGAATTTTTAGAATCATTTTGGTGGTATTTTTATAATACAGATAAAGATAATATTGAAATTACTTCGGAAGAAATGGGGAGAATATTAGAAATATTACCTAGTAAGTTTATCTTTGAACATAAAGATTGGTAGATAAAATCTATGGTTTATTCTAATGGGAATAAGGGAGTAATTATATGATATTAGAGGGGATTGCCATTGGGTTATGTATTGGTATTGGAGGAATGTTTTTATCATCTAAATTTTATCAAGATATTTTAATATTAAAAGCAGAAAGTAAAAATAGAACGCCTGAAAAATTAGGTAAAAAATTCTATTATATTGTCCCAGAAGAAGAATATTTAGATATGGAAATTGCTTGGTTAACTAAAGAAAATGAAATTATCAAAATTTAAGAAAGAAGGAAAATAAAATGTTAGAACAAGTCATTAAAGATGAAATTGAAACTGTAATTCAAGAAAAAGGACTAACTCAAATCATAAAAGACATTGTTCGCAGTAAAATGTCTAATGAAAATATTCAACAAATAATTGAAATGGAAATTGACAAACTATTACCTGAAGCAATATCAGAAAGTGTAAGCTATCAACTTTTAGACAATGGAGCAGTTCATGAAATGGTTTATGAAAAATTAAAAGATATGGTTAAGGATAAGATTTCTGATTGGAAATTATAGAAAGGGGAGAAAATAAATGATATCACTATATCTTGACGATTTGCGCGATTGCCCAGATGGGTTTATATTAGTAAAAACAGTAAGTCAATTAATTTATAAACTTGACGAATTAAAAGAATTAGATCAAGAGGTGAACATTATTAGTTTGGATCACGATTTAGGCGAAAATGAGCCAACTGGATATGATTTTGTAAAATATCTTATTGAATTAGGACAATATAATCCAAATATTTATCCTAAACAAATATTTCTTCATACAGCAGATGGAGTAGGAAGAGACAATATGTTTAAATTGCTTGAAAGATATAAGCCTGATTGGGTTAAGTTACATCGTGGGCCTATGCCTAACAATGATTAATTAAATCATAAAATAAAATCTAGGAAGTGAGTTGAATGAAAAAACCAACAATTATTGCTTTAACAATATTAGGAACTTTATTTGCTACAAATATTTATATGAAATATCACAATCTATCTATACCAAAACCTATACCAGTTGAACAAGTGCAACTAAGAGATTATCAAAAAGATATTGAAAGAACAGCAGAATTAAAGAAGATGCAAGACCCAACTCTAATCCAAAATGAATTAAGAAAAGTAGGTGAAATTACATCATTAAAAGGTAAATACAATTATTTTAGCAAAATAACTAATAAAGATAAATTCTTTGATAAGTTCACTTTAAGAGAAATCACTCTTGACTTCGAATATAATTTTGGAATTGGAATCAACAGTCTTGAATACATAAAAGTTCTGAAAATCGAAGATGGGAAAGTATACATAAGCATCCCAAAGAATCGAGTCCAATTATTATATATTGAACAAAACACTCAAAACTCTAAAATTACAGATGGAAATACAATGTTTCTATTCGATCAATTTAGTCCATCTGACACTCAAATATTATCTATGCAAGCACAGCAAAATGTTGTTAATACAATTGGTAAAGATAGGAAATTGTTTGATGATGCTATGATTAATTTGCAAGAAGATATTGAGGGATTGGTCTTAGGTTTGGGGCATGAGCAGGTTGTGTTTAATATAATTTAAGAGAAAGAGGGATAATATTAATGGAAATAAAATGGAAATTATTATTATTTAAACTAAGTATACAAAGTAAATTATTTAAAGCATTATCAATACTTATTAAATTATTCGGATATGTGGTTGTTGGATTAATATACACAATAATTTTCGGAGGAATATTAGCATTATTTGCTATACCAATTGTATTATTGTTTAAATTAATTTAAATCTGTGGAATAAAAAGACCCTGCCAGAAGGCAAGGTTTGATGTAGGACGAGAACGTTTTAGTTGACGATAGTAATATATCCATAATGTAAATTATTATACAAGAAGAAAGAAGGAAAATTAAATAAAAAACAGAGATATTGTAATTTTATTAGGATTGACAGAAGTTGCTTATCAATGCATAGACCATGGAACAATGTCAGAGGATGATTTTAGAAGTTTCTTTGATGGTTGTGATCTTGACAAAATGGAATTGCAACTTGAAAAATTAGAAGAAAATGTGGCATTAGAAGAATTGAAAATTATGCTTAAAGAATATGGAGATATGATAAGAGAGGAGCAGAAACAATATGAGTAGATTAATTTACACATTTCAACTTAATGAACATCAGCAAGATATTCTATGGAGTGATATCTGCCCATTTTGTTCAGCAAAAATAATAGAAGTTGAGAAGACAGTTGATTTTGCATGTTGGTTTTGTAAATTTTGCGATACTTATTTCAGAATGGAATAATAAATATAATGGAGTGAAAAAATAATGAAATGTATAAAAGAAAACTGCGGTTTATCATATTTTTCAAATAATTGTGGATTCTGTAACATACTCGACGCTTTTGTTTTTGCAGTAGATAGCAATGAATTAAAATGCTCTTTACCAGATAAGATTTCACAAATGGAAAAAGAATTAAATCATTATAAATGTGCTTTAGACAAAGTGATTGTTTATCATGCTAAGAATGATGGAAAGGAAAATTAATAATAATGAAATGTATAGGTGAAACTTGTGGTAGTTACAATACGGACTATTTCTATCCAATTTGCTTAGAAACTACATACAGAATTGATGTAAGTTCTGAGTGTAATCTGCTTGAGAATATTAAAAAATCTAGAGATGATTTAATTAGAAAATGTAAGTTATTTGAAGAAGTTTTTGAAAACAATGTTGAGGATTGGAGCGAATTAATTGATAAAATTAAATCCTTATAATTGGCAAGATGCTGAATTATGGTTTGAAGATGAGGGAGAGGTATTTAAATTTATGAAGAATAATGAAGATATGATTACTCAATATTCTTTGGAAAATGGAATGACGATTAGAGATGGTATTAAGTATTTGTTTAAAGTGAGAGATTAATGATCAATTAAATAATGTATTGTATGGGAAAGGAATGAAGTATTAATATGATTAAACCATTAATTGAATTGATTACTTGTAAATCTGGTGACTGGGAAGTATTGCAGGTAAATCTAGGTGAAGATTTTATACGAGAAGGGCATAGAATTTCTAATGAAGATTGGATTAGATTATTAAAAGAGTTAGGGTATCCAGTTAGTAAGAAGTGTTTATCAGATGAAAATATGGGATATGGTGATTATAACGTGGAAGGGATTGATAATTAAATGATGGAAAATAAATTTCCAATCTACAAATTTTATGCAACTTGGGATCAAGATGATTTTGAAAACAATGGCACAGGATATTCAATTATGTACAAAGATAATCCATCTGCTAGTCAATTAGAAAATGAATTACAAGAGTTTAAACTTGGTATATTAGCAAAACATAATGGAGTTGTATTTAAGAATGCTGAATATAAATTTGTAGAAGATGAAACTTGGTGTTGCAATTGGTTTAATCATTATACTTATAATCAATTTGATACAAATTCGGAAGTTGAAGAAAGTTTTAGAGATTATGTAGATAGGAAGAAACAATTGAATCATAAAAATGGGCACATATTTAATAATATGAATCATGATTCTAAAAAACCTTATTATTGTTTAATGGGAGCAGAGGACTACTATAGATGGAAAATTTGTAGATGTGAACATTGTGTGAAATTGGGTAAGATTACGATTGATCATTGAGATACTAGGAAAGAGAAGTTTTAAAGGATTATAAGTAATAAAGGAGATTTAAAATTATGTGTATTATGCCTACAAAAGAATGGAATAAAATTTGTGAATCTATAAACACAAGATACAAACCAACAATCATAGTAAGTGCATTTCCTGCCTGTGGCAAGTCCTACATGTTCAATAATTATAATGGCAAACCATTTGCAATGTTAGATTCTGATTCGAGTAATTTTAGTTGGATTAAAGATGAAAATGGAGAAAATACAAAAGAAAGAGATCCTAACTTTCCTACAAATTATATCAAACATATTAAGGATAATATTGGCAAAGTAGATGTTATCTTTGTATCAAGTCACGATATTGTGAGAAAAGCATTAAATAAGAATAATATTAATTTCTTCATGGTTTACCCAGATAAGAGCATGAAGGATGAATGGATAAGGCGTTTTAGGGAAAGGGGCAATGATGAAGGATTTATCAAGTTTATAAGTGATAATTGGGATAGTTTTATTGATGAAATTGAGAAGGAAGAGAAATGTTTAAAAGAAAAATTGAGTGTTGATCATTTGTATATTGATAATAAATATATTGCAAGTTGTTTTGATATTAGTATGGGTAATTTATCTAGCAATTGGCGGAATTAAACAATAGGATAAGTTTGTGATTTTATGCCATAAGAAAGGAGATTATATGGATGACTTTGAAAGAATAAAATTCGATGAAGACAAACATATTTATGGTCTTTACAAAACACATAAACTTAAAAATAATCAAACCATAGGAATATATTTTTGGAAACATGAGCAAAGCAAATCTAATGAATATGTAATACTATTAGCAATTGCTAATAAGAAAAAGCATCTCAGGCAATTGATATTAGGTGAAAAAGATATTCTAACCGATCATGAAACTGGTAAATGTGGATTGGAAGGTTTGCTATGGGGCAAGAATCAAATAATTGAGTTTGAGAAATCAGTTTATTGTAAAGATGGAGATTTTATTAGTGTTTATTGGACAGATAATAGACGTAGGGATGTATATGAACACGGATTAAGAAAATTAGGATTTGTGATTGGATATCGGGATGGTAGGAAATGTTTGAGTAAGAAGATTGTTAAGGATTAGTTAGGTATAAATCAATAAATAAAATTATTTGACAGAATATCTCTTTTGTGTTATTATTAAGGTAGTACAAAAGAGATATAAATTTAAGAAAGAAGGATAAATAAATGAATAATGTAGATCGGATTAAAGAATTAGTAACACAACTTAATATCGCCTGTAATGCCTATTATAACCTGAATAAACCAATTATGGAGAATAGAGAATACAATCTACTCTTTGATGAATTAGAGTCCTTAGAACAACAATTAGGAGTAGTTATGAGTGATTCTCCTACTCAAAGAGCTGGATATCCTGTGGTGTCAGATTTGCCAAAAGTTAAACATGAAATCCCACTCTTATCTTTAGGAAAAGTCAAAGAAATTCCTAAACTAGTAAAATGGTTAGGGGATAAACAAGGTGTATTAATGTTAAAAATGGATGGTGGTACTGGGGCTGTACATTATAAAAAGGAATTTAAACAATTAGTTACTAGGGGTGATTCTGAAACAAACATTGGTGAAGATATTTCGCACAACGTACATAGCATAAAAAATATTCCACTAAGCATTGATGACAACGATGATATTATAGTCGTTGGTGAGAATTTCATGAAATATTCTTCATTCAATGAAATTAATTCAAAAATATTAAATCAAGATGATAAATATGCAAATCCAAGGAACTTAGCAAATGGATCTACGGGTTTATTAAATAGCAAAATATGCAAAGAACGCAATATAGAATTTTGTGCATTTAATATTATCAAAGGAAATAAATTCAAAACAAAACAAGAGCAATTAGAGTGGTTGAAATCACAAGGATTCTATGTTGTACAATATTGGATGGTTACAAAAAATAATATTGAAGAAACAATGAATAAAATTATAGAAGATATTCCTATTCTCGATTTTCCAATTGATGGCCTCGTTTTATCGTTTAATGATATAGAATATGGATTGTCTTTAGGGCAAGTGGCTCACCATCCAAAGCATTCTGTTTCTTTTAAATTCGAAGACTCATGGTTTAAGACGAAATATTTATACACAGAATGGAATACAAGTAGGTTCGGTAAAATCATAGGCACTGGAATCTTCCAACCTGTCAATATTGAAGGGTCAGAAGTATCCAGAGCAACAACACATAACTTAAATAGATTTTGGGATTTAAAACTTGGAAAGGATGATGTCATTGAAATAACGAAGAGAAACAAAATTATCCCTGCCATTGAGAATAATATCACCAGAAGTAACACAGAACAATTGCCTACAAAATGTCCTACCTGTGGTGGTGATGTAGAAGTTAAATTGGTTGTAAAAACTCACGACTTGTTTTGTCTTAATCCTGATTGTGAAGCTAAATTAACACAGAAACTTAAACATTTTGTGAGCAAGCAATGTTTTAATATTGGTGATCTTGGTGAAGCAACTTTAGAAATGTTCATTGATAAAGGGTTTATTGAGAATTACATGGACATCTTTAAATTGGAAGAACATAAGAAAGAATTAGTAAAACTTAGTGGATTTGGGGTTAAATCTTTTAACAATTTAATGACTGCTTTAGAAAAATCAAAACAAATAAGTATGACTTCATTGATTGCATCCCTTGGCATAAAAAATGTTGGTTTTGGATCATCAAAGAGACTTACTAAACATTTTAATAATGACATTGATTTATTCTTAAAAGCAACAAAATCATATATGAACTTTGTAAACATTAATGATTTCGGGGATATTACTGCAACTTCAATTTATGAATATTTCCAAAACGAAGAAAATATGAATATGTTTTTGGAGTTGTTGGAATGTGTGAATATTATTAAAGAAGAAAAGAAGGAAGTGGTTAATGTGGATAGCGTACTCAATGGACTCAAACTTTACTGTACAGGAACGTTTGAATCGCATAAGAAGGAAGAACTTAAAAGCATTGTTGAAAGTCTAGGTGGAGAATTCGCAAATGGTTTTAATAAGTCTTTAGATTTTTTAGTAGTAGGGAAATTAAAAGGTTCATCAAAAACTCAGAAGGCGTTAGATGCAGGAATTAAAGTATTACAAGAAGATGAATTTTTAGTTATGATTAACAAACAATAGGAAAATATGTGAGCAATTGATAATAAAATCATGCAAAATTTTGTCAATTGCTCACATATACCTAATATATGAGCAATTAGGAGAATGAGAATAGTTTGGCAAGTTTAAATAATAGAGTTGGAGAAGTAGGATTCAATAAAGAAGGAAAAGAAATGGAAATTGTTGATTATCAAAATTGTGATAATGTAATAGTAAAATTTCTAGTTAGTGGAAATTGCATTCACACGCAATATGGAAACTTTAAGAGAGGAAAAGTAAAAGACGATAATCAAGCAAAAATATTTAAAGATACAAAAATAAAGAATAAGACACCGAAACAACAGAGTATTAAAGTAATAAATACGCATGAGATGTATAAATTAAATCATAGGATTAATAATCAAGGAATAGTAGAAAGAAGATGTACAATATGTGAGAATTGGTTAGAAGAAAATTATGATAATTTCTATATGATAAATAAAAAGAAACCCGAACTGGGATATTCTTCGGGATGTAAAATTTGTCTTACTGCAAAATCAATAGCACACAGACTTTTAAATGTTGAAAGAGCAAGAAAAAGTATTCAAGATCATTATTATAGACATAAAGAAATTTATAATACTAGAGCAAAAGCTTATAATAAAGAACATAAAGATAAAGTAATTAGTGATTATAAGATATGGGTAAAAAACAATCCAGATAAAGTAAGAATATATACAGCCAATCATCGCGACCACGATATTTCAGAAGAAGAATGGCGTAGTTGTTTGAGTATATTTGATTATAGTTGTGCATATTGTAGTATTTCTGAAAAAGATCATCTTGTTATACATGGTCAAGTATTACATAAAGAACATTCCGATCCCGAAGGTTATAATGATTTAAGTAATGCTATTCCTGCTTGTAGACGATGTAATTGTGGCAAACATACAAGCAATATGGAAGAATGGTATAGAAAGCAAGACTATTTCGATAAAGAAATGTTATCATTTATTAGATGGTGGTTGGATGAAGGGCATAAAGAATTTATCGAAGATAAACCTCCTTATAAAGTCAAAAGAAAAAGAATAGAAGGATTGACTACATATTTTTATCAATTATGGTCTGTGGATGAGAAAAGAAATACAATCGAAGTCCTTGCTACTGGTAAAAAGAAAAAGGATTTAGATATACATATTGAGACATTATTTAAAATTATTAAATAAAACTTTTAAATGAAAGGAATGAATCTAAATGAGTTTCTGGATAGACGAAGGACTTATCGGTTCTATATGTAGAAAGTGTGATAATTGGATATTTTATGATTGGTATTTGTGTGAATTTGCTCCTGATGGTAAAAACGATAATGATGCGTTATCTCTTCCAATAATAGAATGTAAAAATTTCAAGCAAAGAAAGGAGTAAAATTAAAATGAGTTTTACACGTACAGAATCTAAATTCTATGTGGTTAGAGTATGGATAGAAGATAATCAAGTTAAATGTGCTTCTGAAGTTTGTACAGAAGATTCTTGCCCAAGATACAATGATTGTGAAAATGGTTTATTAAGCGTTCATAAAGATTAATAAGGAGAGGAGGAATATCTAAAATGGATTCAGAAACTATTTACTCTCAAGAAGATAAACAAAAACTATTTGAAAGATTTCTAAATGCATCTTTTGAACTCAAAGCAGAGTTAATGGAAAAGCTTTTTCAAGATGGAACATATCTTAATAATAAAGAGCAAGAATTTTCACTAGCTTTAAGCGAATGGTATAAGAGTATTTAATTATAGAAAGAAAGGATGATAAAACAATGACAAAAACTGATATCTTACTTTATGGTGCATTACTTGAAAGCGATGTGTATGTTGATGGATATGGATCGACGGATGAGGATACTGAATTATTGCAAAAGGCTTTAAAGAAAATATATGGTATCACAGAAGGATGTTCTAGAGATGTATTAGAAAAAGCAGAAGAGCAGATGAAAAGCGATTTGATGAGCTTAGTTGTAGAGTTTAGAAGTAATATGGTAAAGTATATGGGGTTAGTTAAGAATTAATTGAATGTAAAATATGAAAAGGATGATTATTATGAATAAAAAAGATGTAGAATTAAATGAAATATTACAAACTATTAAAGAATCTATAGATAAAGGATATGAACTTGAAATATCTATAGATTATAATAGTGAATTAAAAGATTTGCCAGATAGTAAATTGTATACATCAGAAGAATTAAATAATATGAATTACATAGGTTTTATTAGTGAAATATATAATCATTTTAGATCAATAGAAAAACAACAATTATATGAATTTAAATCTGATTTAGATCATTATTTTGAGGAAGATATGAGTTTTAATTATAGGCTATGTTCTATGAGACCATTTAAAGGCGATGCAGGATATAAACGAGGAGGTGGTTCTGGAACATTTTCCATGAGGATATTTTTAACTCAAAGAAAATTATTACTACAACAACTCTCAAATCTTTTTACTTTATTTGATACTTACGAAGAAATAGGAAGAAATTTTATTATAAATGAACATCTATTTGGTTTAAATAATATTTCTACTGTTATAAAATATATCAAAAATACTGTATATAAAAATATTATAGGTAAACTAATTGATGAAAAATACTATGATATTGAACAAAGACGCATAACTCTTGAGGAATTAAAAGAATCTGTTGTTCTAAATATTAAAGCAAATAATTATGAGTTAGATGATTTTGAAATAACTATTGATGATGATTATGGAGATTTATATTTTACAATTAATAATAAATATTTGGGGAATATTATTAAACTTATTCAAAGGAAAGAAGTTAAAACAACTTATTATTTGGACATAAATGAAGAGGAAGAAGATTAATTTAAGGAGATTAATTGAAAGGATGATTATTATGAAAGGCGATAAATTTTTAGTAACATATTCTGCAAGAATTAATAATTATGTAATGATTTGCATTGGTGGAGAAAAAGAAAAAGTAAAATTGCAACAGTATATTAAAGCAAGAGGTTCTGACGAAATACTTATGGAAGTTTCTGAAGAAGAATATGAAAGAATTCGTGAAAGTATTAGGGTTCCACACTTCATTTAAAAGGATTATTTTATTTGGCAGAAAGGAGGTAGTAAATGGATTGTGCAAAATGTGAAATAACTGATTTATGTAGGTTACGTCCTTATGCTATTGATGTCGAGCGTAAGATTAAAGATATAAATATGCTTGGTTTACCATTTACTATTACAACTAAGTGTGAGTATTATAGAGATATGGTGTCAAAAGCGGAATTACAGAAACAATTAGAAGAATGTAGATTATCTAAATTACATACATAATCCATCAAATTTAACTTTTATAGGGTGGAGAGAAATATGGATAAAGTTATTAGGTTTAATACTTATTTTAAATACTACAAATTATTAAATAGTAAATATCCATATAAAAAGAGTGGTCAACAAATTATTGACTTACTTAGTAAATTAAATGAATGGGATAATAGAGTTGAAGAATTACCAGTACAAATCAAAAATCGAATAAAAGCAGAACAAGATATTGTAGAAGATTGGAATTGGTAGTGTATATAAAAACAAATAATAAATAAATTAGTGGAGAACTTGCAAGTTGTAGAGCGTGGCTACGCCTCCACTGATCAGGAGGAGAGAATTATGGTAATTTATAAAGCAACTAATATAATAAACAATAAATTATACATAGGTAAAACTATTTATACAATGGATATAAGAAAAAAGAAACATCTTTCTAGTGTAAATACTAAAAAGAAATTAAACTATCATTTCTACAATGCTATTAGAAAATATGGTAAAGAAAATTTTAAATGGGAAGTAATAGATGTAGCAAATACAGAACAAGAGTTAAACGAAAAAGAAAAGTATTGGATTAAAGAACTTAATGCCGTATCTCCAAATGGTTATAATTTAACTTCTGGTGGGGATGGGTGTAGTGGCTATAAACATACAGAAGAAAGCAAAAAGAAAATATCATTAAATAATTATTGGTTAGGCAAAGAAGGTGTTAATAAAGGTAAAAAATTTTCCGATGAACATAAAAAGAAACTAAGTGACTTACATAAAGGTAAACCTAACAATATTGTTTACACACAAGAGTTAATAAATACTCTTAGACAACAAAAATTAGGAAATAAAAATCCTATGTATGGTAAAATACCTATAAGTGCTAAAAAAGTAATAGATATGAATACAAAAGAAATATATAATAGTTTACACGATGCTGGCAAAATAACAGGGGTCAATTGGACAAATATTGGAGATGTATGTAGAGGCAATCGTATTTCTGCTGGTGGACGTGATTGGAATTATATAGACATCAATGGAAATATTGATGAAAAAATTCTTAAAAGAAAGATAAGACATAAAAAAATATATAAAGCTAAAATGACAGAAAAAGGTAAAATTTTATCCAGTTATGTTATTAAAAAACAAGTTATAAACTTAAATACACTTGTAATATACCCATCGATTGCAGATGCAGAAAGATTATGTAATTGTAGCAATATTAGTTTGGTATGTCGTGGAGAAAGGAATATCTCAGGTGGTTATTATTGGATGTATTTAGAAGATTATAACAAGTTAAACAACCCTATAGAGTTAAAGGAATATAAAAGAAATCCAATTAATAAACGAAAAGTTATATGCATAAACACAAATACAGTGTACGACTCCTTATCTGATGCTGGCGAAAAAACCAATACCTCTTTTAAAAATATCAGTTTAGTATGTTTAAATAAAAGAAAGTCTGCAGGGAAGCATCCAATCACCAATGAACCTCTCAAATGGCAATATTACGATGAATACATAAAATCAAACCCTATTCCACTCGAAACAGCGATATAACTATACATAAATAATTTAACATAATGGTATCTACACTTTCCTATCGAGTGTTTATATAAATAAATTCCAAAAAGCATGTCGAGCGACAGCTATAAAAGAAGGAGAGATTTAATATGTTAGAATTTCAAAATACTCATAATATAAAAATGTTTGATAAGTGGTGTACTTTAGAAGAATGTCAATCTGTTTTTGATGCTTTAAAATCACTTGAGGGAATTAAAGATACAAAACATTATCTTGGCGATGTTAAGTGGGTGTTATATCAATACATATGTGATATGAATGTTGGAGATAAAGATTTAGTCAGTATCAGATGTGGAAATTTTGCCCTAAGTAAATTAACTCCTATGGCTGGTATGGTTCATAAAGATGAAAAGAGTTTTTCTTTAAATATTAATGGTGAGTCGGTGGCTGTATGTCATGTGCCAACATTAAATAAAAAGCAATTGATCATTTCTAATACTCATCAATTTATATCAAATGAATCAGATAAAATTGTGCATCCAGATGACATTGTTCTGTATTTCGCTTAATAGATAGGCATAAATAATTAATCCAAGCCTACTGAGATAGGCGGTAGGCTTGGATAACAGAAAATAACAAAACACGATGAAATTATGGATTTATGATAAAATAAAGGGGATAAACAAATGAGTGAAGTAAGAGTTTATAAACATGAGGTATTTGAATTTCTTAATTCTATTGGACGATTAGATGCAATTATACCAGAAGAAGAAATGAATGAGATACATAAATACAATTATCAAATTTCAGGAAATATTGGGCAATCAATAAGTATCTTAAAAGGGGCAACAATTATTAAAACTTTACGATTAGAAGATTTGATGTTTGATAATTTATCTTTTAGTATAGTCCCTAATGGTTGTGTAAGATAAAATAAAAGGAGATGAATTAAATTAATGTTTAGTTCTTCAGAATGTTTTTGGGCAGAAGAGTATCAATATACACAACAAGAATGGGATGATAGAAAAGCAAAATGGAATGGGTATGAATATATTAGATGCCTTATTCCAGAGACGGGATTGTATGGATACTATTGTGGGCAAGGAGATCATAGGTGGGCATGGGTTAGAAAAGATATTTATGATAAAGGGTTCAAATAAAAACCAAATCAAAAGAACAATTCATGCTAAATTAGAAAGGAAGTATTAAATGCCTAAAGAAGTTTTTAAGTGTGAGAAATGTGGAGTTGAATTTGAAGAGAGATATGATTGTGTAAGTCATGAGTCAGAATGTATTAATGAACAAGATATTATTAATTTAAATTATAAAGAAGCTCTATCTAAATTAAAACAGACACACAACTTAAATATATCCCAAAGTTACGCTAATATAAGAGTAGAAGATTGTGATGGTTGGATAAGTAAATTTATTCAAATTGGATTGCAAGGTAGTTTACCTAATGGACATATTATTGAAGATGATGATCCTTATTTTAGTGTGGATTCGGAAGAAGATTATTCCGTAAATACTTTTTATAATTACATCGAAAGTAAATTAATATTGCCATATTTAAATACTTTTTATGAAGGTGAATTGCGTACTAAATATTCAGATTGGGGTAGAGATAGGTATATAGTAGACAATCTTGAAATGGATGAAATATGTAGAAGATTTTACGGCAAGAAAATAAGAATTGAAGTTGTTAATTAGTTTGAAATTGCATATTTAATTGAATGAAGGGAGGTGATATATTTAATGGATGCATTTAAATTTGTCAATATCACTAGAAAATATAAGAAATGTCCGAATTGCGGAAGCAGTTGGAAAGACACAAAATTACAAGTAAGTGTAAAAGATGAAATTGTAACAATTAGTTGTGAATGTGGTTTCTTAAAATTGGTTGATGAAAATAATAATGAAATAAAGGAGTGACAAACTAAAATTGAATACTACAATATTTTTGCCTAAAACAATTAAAGTAGGTTATCAAACACGTTCTGATACATATACAGGTCAACTAGCTTATGTTATTTACATTGATCAAAAAGGTAAATTAAGAAAAGAAGCATCTTGGAATAGTTGGAGGGATAATAAAATTGAACCACAAGAATTCACCAATGAACCAACTAGTGGATTTGTATTAAATAAGAAAGTAGGCGACTATTCAAGCCATTGGAGTCATAGACAGGCGTATGTAAGGGTATACGATCCTCGTAATTTTGAGTTCGAAGTCACAATAGAGAACTTACTCTATATTCTTGAAAATGCTAGTTCTATCAAAGGTAAGGGTTTGGAAGGTGAATTTGTCTATGGTTGGGATGGCAAGGATTTATTGTTAATGCCAGTAGATTCACCTGACTATAAAGAGATTACTGAATATAGTGAAATGATTCTTAAAAATAGTTATGTTAAGGCAAAAGAATTAATCTTAGGTGCTACATATAAAACTAAATCAAATGAAGAATGGGTTTATATGGGCAGATTCGATTATCATACCACTGAATATGATAGTATTCCCGAAGGAAGAACTAATTGGGGAGGTGTGAGTTATAAAAGTGTAAAGAAAGATGTTAATAAAGGTAAACATCATTTCTTTGCTAGGGAAACCAAAGATTATCGAGATGAATCATATTTAAGCATCTTAACTATCAAATCACTAGGAGAAAGGTTTATAGATACTATTTCAACTAATTGTGTAGAAAATTACGCAGAGTTATTTGAGAAACTTGAATGTAAAACTGAATATTCTCCATATGATAAAAGCAAAGATGAATATATTCAATACACTTTTGAGGAATTTATCGAATATGTTAATAGTCTTGATTTAGACGAGAACTGGCGTACTCTTAATATTAAATCACAAAAAGATTTTGAAGAAGTAATTGCAGAAATTAGATTTGATAAAGAATATAACTTATATTATTTAAGAGGAGATTATGTAAGATCAACAAATTCTTATGTTCATAATAATATAGGTACTATTGAAGATGTATTTAAAAAATATAATCCTGTTTATAAAAATGAGTATTTAGAAAATGGAAAAATTTATAGGATGGTGAAATAAAATGAAAACTGAAACAAATGATCTTAAAATTATGGAACTCAAAAAACAAATTGAGGGTAAGAAAATCAAATTAGGAAAGTCTCAGAAATTTAATCCAATTACTAATTGTTCAATTGAACTAGACAGCATAAGAGTTAATATTCAAGTCCTTAATAAAGAGCAATTAACTTATCTATTAGTAAAACTAAATTCATATGCTAAATCTGCAAAAGAATTAGAAATTGATTTTGTTATTTCAGGGTATCATGTTATGGAATGGATTACTGATATTAAGTCAAAATTAGATTTTGTAAGTCGTAAAGAAGAAGAAAATAAGTTGAAAGTTATGGAATCTAAATTACATCAATTACTTTCTAATGAGAAGAAAGTTGAACTTGAGATTGATGAGATTATGAAAAATTTGTAATAGAATAAGGGGTGTAACAACCCCTTCAATGATACAACTTATCTTATGAAAGGAGAATCAAAATGAGCGATCCAAATGATTTTCAATGTGATATTTGTGGCAATACATTAACTTCAGAATCTTGTTTTTGTGAAAACTGTAAAGTGTGGTTATGTAATGGTTGTGCATTTGAAGATAAATGTGAAGAAAGACAAGGATGAAATAATATTTTATTTAGGAAGGAAGAAATAATATGATAAATAAACAAATTATTAATTTAACTAATGTGCTAAGAACTAAAAGAAATGAAATTCAAATAATTAATGAGGAAATTAAAGAAATTGAACAAGCCATAGAAACTATTAATAAATTTAGTCTGACAAACGATAAACCATCTTTACTAATCGCAATTAGAGATTGTTCAGGGTCTATGGGAACATGGGAAAGAAAAATATCTTCTGAAATTTATAATCAGATATTTGATATTTTATCAGTAAGTTATAAAAATTTAGATGTTTGTTATATTTTACATAATACTGAGGCTTTTGTAGTTAATAAATTAGCAGATTTTAGTGATGGACAAGAAACTGGTGGAACTAGGTGTTCTCCTGCTTATCAAAAAGCATTAGAAATTATTGATATTATTGATAATAAAGATTTAGATATCTATATTCTACATTTAACAGATGGTGATAATATCGGTTCAGACAATAAAAAATCTTTGGATTTAGTAAACGAACTTGCCAATAAATCAAAAATGATTATGTATGGCGAAATTCTTAGAGTATACTATTCATCGACTTTAGCAAATGTTTTAAAAGTAAATCCAAGTATAAGTATATTTACAATTAGGGAAGAAAAAGAAATTAATTCGAAAGTTCAGGGGTTATTCGAATAGAAAGGAGAAAATTAATATGAATTCATTACATAAAAGAATCGAAGAACTTGAAAATATTTATTAGAATTAGAAGAGTTTGAAGCAAAAATATTAATGGATGATAAATGTTGGAATGGCAATGGACTTATTGTATTAGGACAAGAATATTCTAATGAAATATTGGAGCTACAAGAGAAAAGAAATAAATTATTAGGAAAATGAAGGGAAGGTAATAATGAAAGTAACTAAATATAATGGTAAAGGTGCAGTGTGGTATAAACATAAAGAACTAGACAAAGAAGGAAAAATGATTTCTATATCTAATACAGGTAGAAAAGAGCCAGATTATTTTAAAGTAATTAGAAAGGAATTTAGTGATTTAGATCCATATAGAAGTGAACCAGAAGAAGTTGAAGATTTCATTTACTATCTTAATAAAGAAGTAGACTTAGAGGAAAGTGCTTATGATTTTGATATGCCTTTACCTGATAGTACAAAAGAATATTTTATAATCTTCAATGATAAGATTTGGCTTTATATAATTATCTCAGATGAATATATGGGAGGTGGAGATTCTTCGACCTATGCACACATTAATAGTATTTTAGTTCCAGAAAATACACCAATTGAAGAAGTCAAAGAAGTTAGAGATTGGTTGGTTAAGGGTGGATTTAAGATGTTGAGATAACCCCAAGAAACGAATCTTTCATAGGATAATAAGGAGGGAGGTGTAAAATATGTTCTTTAATCCTTTCCCTTGGTGGTTTATAATTTTAGTAGTTATTCCTGCTCAGATATTCTATTTTATAACTTATTTACCTTATTATCCATTGAAGATCATTGGATTAGGAAAATGGTATAAAAAAGGACATTATTTTGTATTATCACATATTGAACAATTCATATTACAACCAAAAAATTATTGCAAACATATTAAACAAATTAATATTCAGATTATTAAAGATTGTAATCGATATAAAGAAAAATAAATTGGGCTTAAAATTAACCATTGAATTGATTATAAAAATAAAAGGAGAGAGAGCGTTATGAGAAATATATTAAACGCAATATTAACATTTTTAGTGTTCTGGGTTGGTAACGAGTATTTTAAAGAATATATATCTATCTCTGATACAAAAACTATGATTATTGCAACTTTGCTTATGGTCGCTATAGGATATTTGTTTAGTTTACTTATGATTGCCTCTGTTTTAACAATCCCTTTAGGGATAGGGTGTTTAACTACTATAATTCTATTTTTTGTGGCAATTGTATTAACTCCAGTGAAACTGTGGTTGCTTGATAATTATTTGTTAGGATTTTATATTAATGGATTCTGGACATATGTAGTATTAACCGCAATATTGAGTATATTTACAATTAAGGTTAAATCAAATGTAAAAAGCAATCCTAGCAACAACTAAATTTATGGAAAGATTCAATATTTATCAGATTGTTTTCATAAATTTGCAAGGTAGACATTAGATTTAGAAGATACTGAATAATAAATGAAGGGATTGATGGTATGTATAAAATATATAATGCAATAAAAGAAAAAATGCTTTCTCAAGGAATTAGCGAAGATGAAATAAATTCATTTATGGAAGAAAGAAAGTTTACAATCTCATTTGGAGATCAAAATGTTATGGTGAATAAAGATGGAAAATTTCAATGGGTAAAAAAGAACGGCATGTCTCTAACTCTTGAAATGAAATAAGAACAAATGAAAGAGGGGTTTAATTAAATAGTCCCTCGAAAAACTGATTTGAAAGGATGTTATTATGAAAATAATTGTTAAAGGTAAAAATATAAAATTAAATTATAAATTTTGCGTAGTTAATTATTGGTATTTTAGTCGTATTAATTTTGATTCTTATGAAGTTCGTCAAATTAAACATAAGATTGAAATGTTAAGATGGGGAGATATTATTTCAAATGAAGAAATCACATATGAAACATATTTTGAATTAAAGGATCTAGATTACAGATTAAATATTGGGGAGAAATTTAATGGTAATATAGTTGAATCAGTAGAGGGTACTGATGATGGAAATATTATCTATTATACCGATAAAGTTTTAAAATTAGATGATAATATAGAAGAAAAAAATAAAATCAAAAAAGATATAGACGATCAAATTGAAGAACTACAACGAGAACTTGAAAGAGTAGAGTTGAGGATTCAAATAGAAGAATTAAGGAATTGTAATAAAAGCTTAAATACTAAAACTGAAACGAAAAAGTGGTATAAATTTTGGCAATAAAAAAAGAATTTCAAACCATTTGAAAGGATAAATATATGGAAATAACTTCAATTAAAAACAAACCCACTGGAAATGATGTCTGTCCTCAATACCTACATAAGAAATTAGATATGGCAAAAACCGAATTAACATTAGATAATCCATTACTAATCGTATATGAAGGTGGGTCATTTTTCAGTCATGAAAATATCATTGATGTGGAACATTGGCTTGATCTAGATATTATTGTAGTTGAGACAACAAATAAAGTATGGATAATATCCTAGCAAAGAGGAGGATTAAATAATGTTTAAAATAATTTGTAGCACATGCGGAAATGAAGTAAATCTAATTAGGCCAATAGACAAAGAAGAGCGTTCATATAGCGAAAGTGATGGTTGGTATGTCTCAGAAGATAATTTAGGAAGTTTTGATATTCTTGGTGAACATGATCAAATTTGGATAACTTGTAATAGTT